GTCTAAAAGATGGAGCGTGGGTAAACACTATCGCTAGTGCTAATGAAAATCCTACTGGATTTGAAGGTGATATTAGAATTGTCATATATAGGTCCAACACTACTGCTTATGCAATGTACATTGCCAATCAAGTTGCAGGAACGAATACACAGATACTGGGTAGTTTTACTAGCCCTTTGCAGTTCGCTCCCTACAATGCATTTATAGAAGTAACAAGCGATGGTAATAACATTAGAATGGGGTATGATTTGACAAGTACTCATGATGCAACTACAGAAACTTACGATGACTGGAATTCAATCCGCAAGTTAGAAACAGGTGATCAAGGATTCGGGATTACTGAACTTGATGTTATGGTTCTAGGTTGGCCAATCGCAGGTAGGTTTGTCGATGATACTACAGATGCAGATGACATTGATTGGACAGCTCTTTCTGAAATAGCTATTCCAGTTGCTTCGACAGCAAATGCAACAAGTTGGACTAAAGCAGTAGACTTTGATGGTAGCAATGATTACCTTAAACAAGGACCTACAGAATCTTTCTCTCGCATACCGATGATGCTTCCAATTGATAGACAAATTAATGCAGATACAATTTTAACAGAAGGTTATACGTCTTCAAATGGTCAGGCACGAACTTGGGCATCAACAGTTACTTTTAAGTGGGGTGGTGGTTCATCTGACCAATACATTTGGAGTATGGGTGGTAGTCAAAGTCAAGATATTCACTTGTTCGTAAATAGTGGAGGTGACATTTACTTTGCTTGGGGTGCAGGTTCTCCTAACGCAGCTGAAAAACTAATTGGACAGGTGTCAATAGGTGAATGGGTAAGTGTTTATGTAGGCTGTGCAGGTCTTAGACCTTTCCCAAATACAGATGCAAACCAGACTAATCTGAACAAAAACTTTGACTTCAGAGTGGCAAATGCCAACTTTATTGCGAATGATTTAGATGCAAGTCAGTTGATAACACCTCCAGCGACATGGGCAGGTACAGGTAATCCTATTATGTATGCAGAGCTTGATGGTCAGTTTACTGTTGGATCTAGCCACAGTGGTGATAGGTTCAAGGGAACAATAGCTAGTTTGGTTACAACTACATTGAAGATAAATGACCAAATGCCTCAAGATGCTGAAATCAAGATGATGATGTTAGACCCTATGGGTTGGTTGAATGATTACAAAATTGGTAACTCTTACAGACGACCTCATTCGTCGAACCTGTACTCTAACTTCCAACTGAATGATAACTCAGCTTACACAGCTACACAGGTGTGGTTGATGGGTGATGGTACTAATGATGGTTACGGTAATGGCATCAGGAACCAAGTAGAACCTACAGAACAGAACTGGACTAAGTTGACTTTCAACAACATGCAGTCGAACGACATCCAGAACGTAAGCATCTCAGGACTGTCATAATGGAAAACATAACAAAAGGTATTGAGGGTCAAATCCTTAAGTCTGATGAAGAGCAGAGGCTAGTCTACGGATGGGCCTCTGTTATCACCGAGAAAGGCGAACCGGTAGTGGATCGTCAGGGTGACGTAATTAAACCTGATACGCTCGTGAAGGCCGTGAATAACTTCATGGAGCATGTGCGTGTGGGTAAACAAATGCATGACGGAGATCAAGTAGGTGTAGTGGTTCACTCGTGGCCCTGCACTAATGAGATCAATAAATCCGTTGGGCTAGAGGCTGACCGTGAAGGTTGGCTAGTTGCTTTTAAGGTCTATGACGATGAGGTCTGGGCTAAGGTTAAAAGTGGAGAACTCGCAGCCTTCAGTATTGGGGGTCGTGCAGTCAAAGGAGAGTACAATGGCGACTGAGTTGCTCGAACTACAACTAGAGGAGCTATCTTTGGTTGATCGTCCAGCCAATGCAGAAGCGATGGTTACTCTTTTCAAACGGGACGATACCCCAGAGACAAAGGAAGTCAATAAGATGTCTGATGAAAAAGATGCCAAGGTGAAGGCTTACATGGAAAAGCACTCATGTGGTAAAGGTGAGGCCATGAAGGCACTTGGTTATGACGTAGAGAAGGCTGAAGAAGCTGCCCCTGCGGAAGACCTCACTGCTGAGATCGAAACTCTTAAGGCTGACGCTGAGAAGCTCACTCTTGAGAACGAGCGTCTCCGTAAGGGTCTGATCGAAGAAGGTTACATTATCGCTGCTGAATCCATCGAAAAGAAAGCTCCAGAGGAGTTCGTTGAGTACGAAGGTGAGCAGATCAACAAGGCTGATATCCCAGCGCCTATCTTGAAGGCATTGGAAGCGGCTGAGATTGAGAAAGCTGATATGGCCCTAACTAAGAAAGCTGAAGACACCCTTCCGCATTTCTCTGTTGAGGCTGCAAAAGGTCTGCTGTCTGCTGTGTCTAAGATGGACGAAGTAGATATGCTGATGGAAGCTCTTGCTGCTGCGGACAAAGCGTTTGCAGACAAAATGGAAGAGTTCGGTAAAGCAGACGTAGACGGAGAGTTCTCCTCTGCATCTGATAAAGTTGAACATATGGTTAAGTCTCACATGGAAGAGCATGGACTTACCAAAAAGGATTACGCCAAGGCTTACGCGGCTGTCGCTAAGACTGAAGAAGGCAAGTCCCTTATCGCTAAAGCCTACAAAGGAGAATAACTCATGGCTACTATGCAATCGCGTGACACACGCACTTTCGTTGCAGGTGAAGATCTTTCCGCTGCACAATTCAAATTCGTAACTCTGGAAGCTGATGGTCAAGTTGATCTAGCGGACTCTGCTGGTGAGAACTGCGTAGGCGTTCTTCTGGTTGAAGGCGCTGCTGCTCGTGCAGTAACAGTCGTAATGACTGGCTCTGTTATGGTAGAAGCTGGCGGTACAGTTACTGCTGGTGGCGCTGTCGCTACTGACGCAACTGGTCGTGCTGTAGACGCAACTACAGGTGACATCATCATGGGCTACGCTCGTGAAGCTGGTGTTGTAAACCAAGTTATCGAAATCGAACTCATCCAAGGCGGCAACGCAGAAGCGTAAGCTGTTTGAAAGGAAACTAAACTATGCCTATGTTGACACCATCTCAGGTACACCTTGATGTACCTCTGACTAACCTGACCGTTGCTTACGCTCAGGAAACATCTAACTTCGTAGCAGACAAAGTGTTCGGCACTATCTCTGTTGACAAGCAGTCTAACAAGTTCTACAAGTACGACCGTGAAGGTCTTCGTCATGGCGACGTTAAGTTGCTCGCGCCACGTACTGAAGTGAACCGCGTTGGTATGTCCCTCTCGAATGACAACTACTTCGCTGAAGTACGCGGCATCGGCATGGACTTTGACGAGCAAGAGCTTGCTAACGAAGACACAATGCTTGAGTTCCGTTCGCAGGGTGCTAACGTCCTGATCGAAAAGATCCTCATTGACCGTGAAGTCCGTTGGGCTGACACATTCTTCAAGGCTGGCGTCTGGGGTTCAAACACTACTCCTGCTAACCTGTGGTCTGACTACACGAACTCTACACCAATCGTTGACGTGACTAACGCTCGTCGTGAGATGCAGCTTAAGTCTGGTGGTTACAAGCCGAACTGTATGGTTGTTGGGAAAGCGGTACGCGATACCCTCGTGAACCACCCAGACATCCTTGCTCGTTTGAACGGTGGCGCTACTGTTGATAACACCGCTTTGATCACCGACGCTAAGTTGGCTGAGATCTTTGAGGTCGAGCAGTTCTTGGTCATGGAAGCTGTCCACAACACCGCTAAAGAAGGTCTTGCAGATAACATCGACTTCATCGGTGGCAAGCACGCTATGTTGGCGTATAAGCCTTCTTCAATGGGCCTCAAGACACCTGCTTCTGGCGCTATCTTCACATGGGATGCAATTCCTGGTGTTGGTGGCCTCGGTATCACAGTTGAATCCTTCTCGGACGACGCTCTGAAGCGCCAGCAGGTTGCTGAGATGATCCAAGTTAAGTGCTCAGATGATATGAAGGTCATCGGTGCGGACTTGGGCTACTTCTTCGAAAGCGTTGTAGCGTAAGCTATTTACTAAAGGTAGACCCTGAGCTTCGGCTTGGGGTCTAACCCAATGATAAAATACCGTAACAATATAATAGGAATATGATATGCACCCTACATGGTTAGGCTTTCAGGTTGATTGGCCTGTATTCGTTAAGAACTCTTTTCAAGCAGCTAATACGTCTTGGACAAGAGGTCAACATTTTAACTGGCAAGAGCGTCGGATGGACCCTTATAAGATCTATACCTTGTACGCCTCTGGTTATCTGTACCACAATCAAGATTTAGAGAAAGACAATAAGGTTGGTGATCGTCTTAGTGAGATGAACACAGATCAGCTTTATGCTCTTGTAGGTCTTCTGAACGGTGAGGTAAAGAAACGTACTACCTCTGCGGAAGAGCTTAAGGACAAAAGGTGTCGTCAGTCTAAGATTGATAATAAACAGCGAGGGATACTTAGATCCTTCCTACGAAAGAACCCTTGGATTACCGAGGACTTCTATAAGTTCCGAGACAACATTCTCGGGGAGTAAATAACAAGGAGACCTGATATGAGTTGGTCCTACGACCCTACTGATCTAAACACGACGACTGCTTCAGGTCGCCTTAACACTGTGAGGTTTCTGGTTGGTGACACAGACACTATTGACCAGAAGGTTCAAGATGAGGAGATCGTTTTCTCTTTGTCCCAAACTAATGACGACACTAATTCCGCTGCATCTTACATAGCACGGACCTTAGCTTCTAAGTACGCCAGCAAGGTTACTATTGAACTCGACGGTCAGCTAACAGCTCACTACAGCGACCTCTACAAGAACTACAAAGCTCTGGCGGACAAGCTAGACTATCAAGCTAAGAAGGCTGGTTCTCAGTTAGGTGTCTTGGCTGGTGGTATCAGTAAGGTAAGAGTTGGTGTTGTCAGAGAAGACACGACTAGAGTTAAGCCTGCGTTCCGCAGAGACAGATTTACTAACCCTCCCGACTCTGATAGCTACAGCTAAGAGGTCCACATGCTAAGTAAAGATATGTACTCCCTGATTAACCAGTTCGGTCAGGACGTAACGCTCCGTAAGGTCGAGACGGGTTCTTATGATCCCGCTACAGGTTCCGCAGGTAGCACTTCAGTAGACCACCCTGTTAAATCTTACATGGCACAATACACGCTCACAGAGCTAACACTAGACAACATAGTCAGGGGCGACAGAAAAGCTCTCCTGTCAGCCTTTGATACCTCTGGTGTACCTATCCCTACCCCAGACGAAGGAGACCTCCTAGTGGGCGCAGGAGACACTGTGAGGGTTGTTTCTACTCAGACTATCTACAGCAGTGCTAGTGTTGTCTGCTACATATGTCAAGTGAGGGAGTGATATGGCTCAAGTAACAGTTAAAGGTCTTAGTATATCTGATAAAATTAAAAATAGATCAACTAAGATTGTCAACGCAGAACTAAAGGAACACTTCACAGGTATGGCTAACTTCGCCATCAGGGAGTCTCCTGTTTGGTCTGGTGCTTACGTTAAGTCTTTCTCTTTTAAAGCGGGTAACTTTAGCAGTAGAGGACGCAGGGTTGATGGCGCTAACTGGAGGTTTCCTAAGAAGACAGGTTCGGAGGCAGATAGAGCTGAGGGCCATGCACTACTCATGAGTGACATCAATGCAGTTTTTGCTAACAACGACCCTCTTTCAGTAAAGTTTTATACTCTAAGGAATGACTCTAATCACGCTAGGTTCGTGGAGGATGGTATTGACGGGCCAACTGGCCCTAAAGGAAACCACACCCCTAAGAACGGATACCGTATCTTTGGAAGATTAAAGGCAGGAGCTACGGATAAGACATGAGTGACATCAACAAAAAGATTAGGGCTGCGCTAGAGACGCACCTATCGACTATCTCAGGACTACCCGACATTGCCTACGAGAACGTCCCTTACGAGCCTACAACTGGCCAGAGCTTCATTCGTGTAGCTTATATGCCTACAGTGCGTAGACCCGCTGTAAGAGGACTTAATCCACAACAGGAATACAGAGGACTTCTTGCATTAAACGTGTATGCACCTGAAGGCTCTGGCCCTGCTGTATGTGAAGATATTGTAGAGAAACTACTAGGAGGCTTCGAGGCCACTACTGATATAACCTACAATGACGGCAGTGACGACTACACTGTTTGCATAGACTACGCTGAGAGAAGCATTGGAATAACTGATGCTCCTTGGTATTTAATCCCAGTCAACATCGGCTGGTTCATCTACAATTAGGAGACTTAGATGACTTGTTTCGCACAGGGTTCCCGTTCCAGCCTTTCGTATATTGTCGAATCTACTTTCGGTACTACACCTGCTGGTAACTTCACGAACCTACCATTCAGTACGCACTCACTGAACCTTACTAAAGAACGAGTGGCAGGTAACGACATCCAAGCTGACCGTATGACACGAGTTGACCGTCATGGCAACCGTCAGGCAGGTGGTGATATCGTTGCTGACCTCCGTAAAGGTGACTACGATACGTTAATAGCCTCTGCCATGCTTAACGACTGGGATTTAGGTAACCCCCTAATTATAAAGGTAGGTACTACCCCTAAATACTTCTCTATTGAAGACTACGCTGCGGATATCGACCAAGCTCGTGTATTCACTGGTTGCACAGTGTCTAGCATGGCTATTTCTATCGCACCTAACCAGATGGTAGCTACTACCTTCAGTATGGTAGGTAAAGACATGAGCATGGGTACTACAGAGAAGACGCAAGATGCTCCCTCTGGTAACTCCCCGTTCGATGCTTACTCAGGCGACTTGGCTATCGGTAACGTAGGTTCTCCTACTACCTCAGCTATCGTTACTGGTATCGACTTCACTCTGAACAACTCTTTCGCACCTACCTTTGTTATCGGTGACGACAGTGCTCCTTGTTTAGAAGTTGGTCGTGCGGAGATCGAAGGTACTCTTACTGCGTACTTCGAGGATGCTGCACTTATCAACCGTTTCCTTGATGAAACTGAGACAGCTATTTCTGTATCTGTAGATGACCCTACAGGTAGTAACTCTTATACGTTCTTGTTCCCACGTGTCAAGATCAACTCTGCTGACGTTGGTGTAGATGGCCCTAACAGCCGTATCATCAATATGTCTTTTGTTGCTCTGTATGACGAAACTGAGAATACTAACTTAGAGATTACTCGTTCATAAGAATCCCGCAAGGGAGGGGCTGGCGCTGTGTCGGGTGGTGCTGGCCCCAATTATCTCATACCCGACTTTATAAACCAAAGGAACCCGACAATGGATTTGATGAACCTTAAACCTTCTAGTGACACTTTAGAAGTTACATTAGTGCACCCTAACACTGGCGACGTCCTTAAGAATGACGACAAGTCTGACATGACTATTACAGTACACGCAAGCCATGCTAAGGAGTATAAATCTGCGCTACACAAACAGACAAACAAGCGTATTAAGGCTATGCAGTCTGGCAAGAAGCAAGAGGTTACAGCTCAAGATCTTGAAGATGCATCCCTTACGTTACTATCAGAGGTTACGTCAGAGTGGAACATCACTTACGGTGGTAATAACCCTAAGCTCACAGTTGCTAAAGCCAAAGAGTTGTACGAAGAAGTGTTCTGGATTAAGGACCAAATTGAGGAGGCTTTAGCTAACTCTCTGGATTTTACGAAAGCCTAACTTCTCAGTTGTGCGAGTGGTCTGAACACCAGTTCAAACTCAACAAGCCTGACAAGGACGGCATTACGGAACGACAACATCTTGAACAAGTAGAAGGGCAGATCGGACGTAGACTTGAAGCACTGGAATCCCCGACAGTATTTCCTCAGCTTTTGTCTCATGTCTGGTCTGCCTTTTGCGTTTTGAACAACAGTAGAACCGCTGGGTTTTCTGGCCCTAACCCGATAACATACGAACAAATTAAAGCATGGAAGGAACTGACTGAGACACCTGTCGCTACTTGGGAAGTGGAAGCGATTATACGTCTTGATACAGTTTATATGGGGGTAGCCAATGGCTGATATACAGGTAATTATGGAAGTGGTCGGACAGCAGGATATGGTGAAAGCCATTAGTCTTGCTGAACGCATGGAGCGAGAGTACAAGAGGCTAGACAAGACTTTTAATAAAGGCAAGATGACAGCCCAACAGTATTCCAAAGGTGTTGCACAGCTAGACGCAAAGTACAAATCTTTAACTAAAACCACCAACCAACTTACTGCTTCAACAAAACAGCACGCTGCTGCACAAGCTCTTGCGGGTAAAAGAATTAACCGAATGGGTGCTAACTTACAACAGGTTGGTTATCAGGTTGGCGACTTTGCTGTTCAGGTGCAAGGTGGCACTAACGTCATGGTTGCCCTCGGACAACAGGGTGCTCAGTTGTTAGGCATCTTTGGTGCAGGAGGCGCTTTAGCTGGTGCTGCCCTAGCCATTGGTACTGCCTTAATTGCACCCTTGATGAAGGGAAAAAAGGCAGCTAAAGGGCTAACTGAAGAGATCAAAAGTCTTAAGGCGGAACTGGCGGAACTGCAAAATACTCCCACTGTTTCAGCGAACGTAGACGAACTCCTTAAAAAAGAGGGGGACCTACACATAGAGATTCTGAAACTACAAGACGAGCAGATCAAGAAAAAGCGTTTGTATAACGACTTTGTAGAAAAAGGGCTAGCACAAACCCGAATGGGTCTAAATGCGCAGGCGCTACTTGTAGATTCCGAGGATGCTGTTAACAGGGCCGTAAGTAAGCGTGAAGCGATTCACAAGAAGATTGGAGACTACCAAAGTTCCCTAATAGACCTCCGTAACGAACACGCCCATCAAGAAAAAACAACTTTAAGGCGTGAAATAAGCCTACTTACTCTGATTGGCAAACACGGCGAAAAATCTCTGGAGGTGCGACGACTGAAGAAGGCACAAGCTATTGATATCTACCAGGCAGAACTTAAGCAACTAAAGTTGCACCCAGACCTTATCCAAGGTTTGTTAAAACAGAAATCTTTGGCTGTAGATCTAGCAAACGCTCTTAATTCTGCGGCAGATGCAGATGCAAGAAGGGCTAAAATAGCTTTCTCTGGTTCGAGTACGCCAGAGGCTATGCAAGCGTTGATGTACCAAGAGTATGGACAAAGTAGGGCAGCAGCACCAAAAACACCTGTTGAGCATAAAACCAAGAAGCCCAGCAAAGGTGGAGGCGGTTCCAAAAAGTCTGACGCTGAAGCGCTCGGAGAGTACCTAGCAGGCCTTAAACAACAGGCTACTCTAGAGGGTAAGCTCGTGGGCCTTTCTGGTTCAAAACGTGAGGTCCAAGAGGCAGTAATCAAAGCACAACAGAAGTACAAGGAGGCATTCGGTCCAGCACAGGAAGCGGAGCTAAGGGGTACACTAGCTTTGATTGCAGCAGACAAGGAACGCCAGCGTGTCTTTGAGGAAGCTGAACAACAACGCAAGCAACTCGTAGGCTTCATGGAGTCTACCTTAGAAGATGGTTTCATGTCTATGATTGATGGTACTAAGTCAGTCAAAGATGCCTTCAGGGATATGGCTCGTGACATCATTAAGGAACTCTATAGGGTCCTAGTCGTCAAGAAACTTGTTTCTAGTGTAACCTCGTTCTTCGGTTTCGCTGATGGTGGTGCCTTCTCAGGCGGTTCTCAAATCCAAGCCTATGCTGACGGAGGTGTCGTTGGTGGTCCTACGTTCTTCCCTATGGCTGGCGGTAAAACTGGCCTCATGGGAGAAGCTGGACCTGAAGCTATTATGCCACTGAAGCGTGGTGCTAATGGTAAGCTGGGCGTTCAAGCTGAAGGGTCTTCTCAGGGTAATGTTGTGATACATCAGTCATTCACCTTCCAAGCTAATGGTGACGATAGTGTTAAGAAGATTATCGCACAAGCTATCCCACAGATCGCTAACGTGACACAGAAACAAATCATGGACAGCCGCAGACGTGGTGGCTCTATGAAAGCAGCCTTCGGGTAAGAGGACAAAAGAACATGGCATTGAGTTATCCACTGAGTACCCCAACATCAATAGGTATTGAGAATATTGAGCTAAGAGCAGTTAATTCTGTAGCTGTCTCTCAGTCTCCCTTTACCTTCAAACAGCAGGTTATTTCTCATGGAGGCCAGAAGTGGGAAGCCTCTGTGAGCATACCTTCTGTTCGTAGAGACAAGGCTGCTGAGTGGAAGGCTATGCTGGTGGGTCTTAAGGGTCAAACTGGAACATTCCTACTAGGAGACCCTGACTACGCTACACCACAAGGTACTGTGAGTTCCTGTACCCTAACGGGGGTTGCTGGTGAAGAGTCTGTTGATGTGGTCATGACAGGCACTTTTAAGGCTGGAGATTACATTCAGCTAGGGGCAGGGGCAACAGCTAAGCTGCATCAGGTTCTTCTAGATCAAGATGGCGATGGGTCATTAGAGATCTGGCCGCCGCTTAGGTCCGACTACACATCAGAAGTAGTGATCTTTAACGAAGCAAAAGGTGTTTTTCGATTAAACGAAAGTATCACAGCATGGTCAATAAACAACGCAAGTTCCTACGGTATATCTTTTGAAGCCGTAGAATCTGTTACTTAAAGGATAAGAACATGGCAGATAAGAAAATCTCTGAACTACCTAGTATTACTAATGCTGCATTAGATAAAGCCAATGACGTCCTCCCTGTTGTAGACACGAGTGAGTCAGCTACTAAGAAGATCACAGTTAATGAACTATTCACTGATGTAGACGTCACAGGTACTGTCACTGCTGAGAGCTTAGGTATTGGTACAGATGCCCCACAAGCACCTATGCACATTAGTGAACCTCACAATGATACAACCCCCTCGGGGGAGCCTGTTGAGGTTCTGAGGTTAGAGGTAAAAGAAGCCTTGCCAAACCCTAACCTTGTTGTAGGTGACGGCGTTAAGATGTCTTTCTATATTCCCGAGGCGGTTTACAGCTCCCATGAAGGCGCAGCTATTTTTGCGGTTAAAACTAGCGACACTGACAGCAATTCCGACACAGCTTTGATATTCAATACTGCTGCTAACGATGCTGCTCTTGTGGAAGCCATGCGTATCGACAGCGATAGTAAAGTTCTGGTAAACAGAGCCACACCATATTCTGATGGTACTATCGGAAACCCTGTTTTCCAAGTAAACGCCGATACAGGTTCTTTCGCAGGCATTGCAGTTATTTCTACAGCAACGACATCCACGAATGCGGTAGGTTTTGTTAACCCGAACGGCACTATAGGAAACATTAACACGTCAGGATCCTCGACAACATACAACACTACGTCAGATTACCGCCTCAAGGATAATGTCACCCCTATTCAGGGTGCTTCTGATATCGTTAAAGCAATGAATCCGTGTACTTACACCTTTAAAAGTGACAGTGCAGAGTGGCACGACGGTTTCTTAGCTCATGAACTACAGGATCTACACCCCCGCGCTGTATCTGGTGAGAAAGATGCCATGCGTGACGAAGAGTACGAAATCACACCAGCTACGGAAACAGAGGGGGCGGTAATGGGTATCCGTAGCACCCCCCAATACCAAAGCGTAGATTACTCTAAGCTGACTCCGATCCTAACTGCCGCCTTGAAAGAAGCACTTATAAAGGTTGAAGACCTTGAAACAAGACTCGCGGTAGTAGAAGGTGTCAAGTGAGATTAAGACGGTACTGAATACATATGATGAAGGTCATATTTAAGAAAACTTAGAGTGGTGGACACCGTACATACCTGTTGATGAGCGCCCGTCATAATAAGTTCAACACACACCCTAACCCGAATGAGGAGTAACTAATGTCTCGCGACCTATCTCTCAACACCCTAGACGCTCTAGGTGAAGAAGTCTTTTATCCCTTCTTTGCAGTAGAACTTTTGTTTGACGACAACACAGTCCGTACTTGGACAGGTGTAGGTCTACTTACGCTTGAAGACGGTACAGAGTGGTATGGGGCAGGGGAACTCATTGAGATATCCTCTGTCGAAGAGACACAAGAGATGGCCGCTAAGGGTGCTACCGTAACTATGTCTGGCATCCCTAGTGAACTTCTCTCCTTAGCACTCAGTGAGCCTTATCAGGGTCGTGTGTGCAATATTTACTTCGGTAACTTCCTACGGGGCAGGTTGCTTCAGGAGGGCGGGGCTTTCATCTTGTACGAAGACGGATCTAAGGTTGGTCTAGAGTCTAACAAGACAGGGTTCAACCAGATGTTCTCAGGTTACATGGATCAGATGAACATAGAAGAGGGTCCACAAACTTCTACTATTGAACTCACGGTAGAGAATAAGCTGATTAACCTAGAACGAGCAAGGGTTGCAAGATTCACCTCTGGATACCAGAAGTCTAAGTTCGCGGGAGACCTAGGTTTAGATTTCGTGGAGTCCATGCAGGACAAGACAGTGCCTTGGGGGCGTAAAGAATGAGTTCTACTACTTATCAACAAGAGTTCTTGTGTCATTGCGAGGACGAAGTTAGACCCCTAGCAGAGCTTGAGTGGGAAGAGTCAGGGCATCCTACAGAGGCTTTGGTTATTGACTGGGATAGCTACTTCGGTTTAGAAGAGGCAGGAATCCTGAAGTTCTTCACTGCAAGAAAAGAAGGTGTCCTAGTGGGGTACTTCGTGGTCCTAGTGTCTCAACCTTTCACAACAAAAGGGCAGCTTGTAGCATCTTATGACGCTGTGTATGTACATAAGGACTACAGGAAGTCTATGGTAGCTAGACGGCTGTTTAGTTTCGTAGAGGCTTGCATTAAAGAGGATGGCATCTACAGGGTTGTCGCGTCTTCCTCTAAGAAGAACCCTATTGGTGCATTTCTTAATCGCCTCGGGTACAACGAGATAGAAACTAAGTACGAAAAGGTGTTATAACATGGTTATCATAAGCTCCCTTATAGGTCTAGGAGGTTCGGTTTTAGCCGCTGTAGGTCTTAGCACTTCATACTTAGGCGTCTTGGCTGCTGTTGGCGCTGCTACACACTTAGTCCTTGGTGCTGCTATGAGGGCTTTGATGCCTAAACCTAGAGCAACAAGTGTTGCCAATAGGGGCTATCAAGTAAACACCAGAGGAGCTGCGCTCGACCACCAAATAATCTACGGAGAGGTTCGTACTGGTGGTGCGATAGTTTATGACGAAGCTACAGGCGACAACAACCAATACCTGCACAGGGTTATTGCTGTTGCTGGGCATGAGGTCGAAGAGTTCAGCGAGTTCTATCTGAATGGAGAAGAGGTCACGATTGACAGTAGCGGGATAGTTACATCTCCTGCTAAGTACGCAGATAAGGTCGTCATTCGCACGAAGTCTGGTACAGACAATCAAACAGCTCAATCTTCCCTTGTAGCCTCCTCTAACAATTTGTGGACAAATAACCACAGGCTCCGTGGGATCGCTTATATCTACGTGAAGTTCACATATGACTCAGACTCCTTCCCTAACGGCGTACCTACAGTAACTGCACTTGTAAAAGGTAAGAAGGTAGAAGACCCTAGCACGGGAGCCGTAGCTTGGTCAGACAACCCTGCACTGTGCCTACGGGACTACCTAACTAACACTGCTTATGGATTAGGGGAAGCCGACGCTAACATCGACGATGACTTAGTGATAGCCGCTAAAAACGTATGCGACGCTCACATCAATGGTAAAGACAAGTTCAGTTGTAATGGCGTGTTCACAACCGCTGAGATCCCTTCAGACATCATGGAGGATGTTCTGAGTTCTATGGGTGGAAGTTTGTGGTACTCTCAGGGTAAGTGGCGCATGAAGCCTGCTTACTGGACAGCACCCGTGCTTAATTTCAATGAAGACGACCTGAGATCTAGTGTAAGTGTTTCCACAAGACACTCTCGTAGAGACAACTTTAATGTTGTAAAGGGAACCTTTCGAGGTCAGGAGTCTAACTGGGAGGTCACAGACTACCCACAGGTAACTAACAACGCTTTTCTCGTAGCGGACAACGGGCAGGAATCTGTAGTTGACGTAGACCTACCTTTCACAAGCACCTTTGTTGAAGCTAGACGTTTAGCTCGGATTACCCTTGAGAGCAACAGGCAGCAGCTTGTCGTTACCGCAGCTTTTGGCCTAAGAGCGCTAGAGGTTCAGGTTGGCGATAATGTCACTTTAACTAACTCTAGGTTTGGTTGGCAAGACAAAGAGTTCGAAGTTATCTCTTGGACCTTCGGTCTTGTTGAGGGCCTTGACCTACAAGTGAACCTGACGCTTAAAGAGACCTCTGAATCTATCTTCGATGAAGTAGACGACGGTGCTGTTTACGAAAGGGATAACGCTAACCTGCCAGATCCACTTCTTTCTGTGGCTTCTGGTATTTCCTTGAGTAGTGAACTCTCTATTGTTAACGAAGAGGTTGTTGGGGTTCTTGTTATTGATCTCACTGGCTCTGTAGGAGGCTTCAGTAATACCTACGAGGTGGAGTACAAACCTTCAGGTAGCGCCAATTGGATTTTTGTAGGTCAGTCTTCTAGTAGAGAGTTCAGGGTGAACCTCATTCAAGACGGCTACTATGACGTTCGAACTAGAACCGTAAACATCTTTAATGTAAAAAGCTCTTACAACACAGTAGAGAACTGGTATTCCTCCGCATTCTCTGATCCTCCCGAGGATGTACAGAACTTCACAGGTAATGTTGTTGGAAGCTTGTTGCACTTGAATTGGAAGGCGGTAGGAGACTTAGACTTATCTCACTACAAAATCAGGTACTCTAAGAAGACTTCAGGTGCCTTGTATCAAAACTCTGTCAGCTTAGTTGAGAAGGTCTCTAGACCTGCTGTTAGCGTCACTGTACCTGCAAGGTCTGGAACTTACTTCATTAAAGCTGTAGATAAACTTGGGAAGCTCAGCGAGGCAGATGCTAGCTTTGTTGTGTCTACTGACGTGGCTGGGGTGGAATCTTTGAATGCAGTTGAGCTTTTAGAAGAAGATCCGAATTTCCTTGGTATTAAAGATAACGTAGAGGTTGTTGGTGGGGCCTTGGTTGACGGACTTACGTTAACAGACAGGGCTGCACTCTTAGGTATCTACTACTTTGAAGATGAGGTAGACTTAGGTGCTAAGTTCACAAGCCGTGTTCAGATAGATATGGACGTAGTTTTACTCGACTACATCGACACTTTTGATGATGCAACTGGAAACTTTGACGTAAGAGAGGGAGATTTCGATGGAGACCCAAGTAAGTTTGACCTGATTGACGTAAGGAGTCAAGTTTCTTACACAGATGACGATCCTAGTGGTACACCTACTTGGTCAGACTGGCAGGACTTAACGGTCAGTGACATCACAACTAGAGCCTTTAGGTTCAGGGTTTTACTTGAAACTCAGTCCGAAGGTATGGCACCCGCTGTTACCTCTTTGTCTGCAACAGTAGATATGCCAGACAGAGTAGCTTCTGCTAACGACATCACTTACACAGGTTCAGAGACAGTTACGTTCCCTGTAGAGTTCAAAGAAGCGCCAGCATTAGGTATCGCTGCGACACTCGCTAACGGAGACAGATATGAAATCTCGAATAAAACCAGTTCAGGTTTCACTATCACCACTTACACAGGAACTAGTGTCAGCACTAACTCTGCACTGTTTGATTACGTGGCTAAAGGCTACGGTAGAAAGGTAGTTTAAATGAGCCAGAACGACTTTAACTTAGGGAACCAAGGTTTTCCATCTATGAGGGCAGATATGAACTCTGCTTATCAAGCTTTAGCCACTAATAGTAGTGGCACTAGCGCCCCAAGCACAACGTACTCAAACCAATGGTGGTACGACGAAACTAACGGTATTCTCAAGATACGCAACCCTGATAATACTGCTTGGATAGACTTTATAACCCTTAACAGCAGCACAGGTGAGTACACTATACCACCCTCTGGGATCCAAGGCGTCGAGGTTTCCGCTGCCCAAATCAATACAGCCGCTACACATTATGTACCCATAGGTGGTATCATCATGTGGTCTGGGTCTGTACTTAATATACCTACAGGTTGGACATTATGTGACGGAACAGACAGTACACCTGACCTCCGTGACCGATTTGTTGTGGGTGCAGGTAGCGCTTATGATGTTGGAGATACAGGTGGCACCTCTACTGTTACGCTTACGCAAGCACAAATGCCATCCCACTCGCACTCTAGTGGAACCCTTAGTGGCGTAACGAACACGACAGGTGATCACATTCACGGAATGGTTGGGGGGGTCGGTTCGGGCCGCAGTGACTTTTTCGCGGGGAGCAGTAATGACTACGGTGCTGGTAAAGGCGATGTACAAAGTGGTTACAATACAGGCTCCGCAGGTAGTCACAGCCATAACGTTTCCCTAACTGGAGGTAGTACAGGTTCAACGGGAGACACCGAATCCCACGAAAACAGACCTCCGTACTATGCTCTTGCTTACATCATGAAGACTTAATGAAGACTCAAGGAGAAACGAATGGCATATAAACTAGGAACTAGAAGTCTACAGAACTTATCGGGTGTTCATCCTGACTTGGTGGCTGTAGTTAAGCGTGCAATCGAAATCACTGACCAAGACTTCACGGTGATCGAAGGCATCCGTAATATCAATCGTCAGAGGAAACTGTTTAAGTTAGGCAGATCTACTACAATGAACTCAAGACACCTAACAGGCCACGCAGTAGACATCTCACCCTACCCGTTCAATGGAGACGTTGATGAAGACGGTGTAGTTAATATTGAAGATTGGGATCAATACTACCCCATCGAAGAGGCCATGAAACTAGCAGCAGATGAGCTAGGGGTTGATCTTGAGTGGGGCGGCGATTGGAAATCCTTCAAGGATGGGCCGCACTGGCAACTCTCAAGAAAGGTGTACCCGTGAGTGACATAGATTTTGATAGGCGTCTGTCTAGGTTAGAGGAATCTAACGAGAGCATTGAGGACAGCCTGAGCAGCCTGAATACAACCATCGCTTTACTTAATCAAACAGTAGAGGCTATGGCTAAACGGGAAGAGAAACGACAGACATTCTACGACAGAGTTATGCTGTTTGTTGTGAGTGTTGCAGTCTCCGCATTTGGAGCTTGGATTATCAGAGGAGGTTTAGGACTATGAAAGAGAAGACATATAAACGTGAGGTAGCTGCGGCTCTATTGCTAGGGTTAGGCTATCTGGTATTTACTAACAATTTGGAGATGGTGAATGTTGTGGTCTGGCCGATTATCGGGTTTGCTGCTGGTGCTTTTGGTATGTCTGCCGTTAAGCAGTTGCGGTAAGATCCCCTCGTTCCTAACTGGAGGCGGACCTAATGTAGCCGCTAATACTCAGGTAGGTAAGACTAACACCCAGACTATAGGGCAGACTAATAACATAAGCCCTACGGTTAGCGTAAGACCTAACGCTAGGGTAGACACTGTAGACCAGAGCGTGAAGACTGTTACCAACAATGAGCTACCTTATTGGGTATGGATCGCAGGTCTGTTGCTACTTGTCATAGGTTGGGTAACGGATACACCAGCTACTTACATAAAGCGTCTGAGAGGACGTTAGAATCACAAAAGCCCCCCTTCGGGAATCCTTAAGTGGAAACCTGAAGGGGGGCTTTTTTCGTTTATACTTCCTGCATAATGAACTGCAAGATGTCTAAGGTGTCTTTAGTGTCCTCGTAACCACCGATGACAACCCTGTTTCCACTGTTAGCCTCTATTTCCACTAAGGGGATAGTGTCTTGTACTGACAGCGCGTGTTGTTTAGCCACTAGGCTACTATTGATATCCCTGTAGATGTAGGGTACATCAGCAGCCTCTAGCTCTTGTTTTACCTTACGGCAGGGCTCACACCACACAGCTCCATATACTACTACTCTCATTTCTTCACCTTTACGTTCTTGCCTAGAGCCTTACAGATCTCTTCCATAGTCATTTCTTCAACAGGATTCATAGCTTCTTTATGCTCTTCTTCTGTCATCTCAGTACCATTCAAGTACCAATACTTTTTGCCTCTAGAATACTCTAAAGCAGGACCGTCTTCACGGTGTCGTTTATTATTCAAATACCAAGCCTTATAACCATTAGTACCCTCTATAGCAGGTCCATCTTCACGATGTAGTTTACCATTCAAGAACCAAGCCTTATCGCCATTGTAATAGACTTTTACTGTATACTCTATCATTTAGTAACCCTCCTTTATATCCGTCATAACTCTGTCGTACACGAGGTTCATCATCTCTGTGTAGAAATCTGCGGCTTCTTTGCTTTGTAAATCTAACACACGTGAGCCTGTCCCACCCATGCTCTCGTCAATGACTGACCAAACCCCACTGTCAGTCTCTTCTGCTGTATAGACGCTCATTTATTTGATTCCTCTATACATGTCTACTCCGACAAATTAATTATTGAAGCCGCCCACCCTATAATACAGCAAAACCTGAACATTGTCAAGTAATCGGTGAGGTTTAAGAAGAAATACCAGTCCCAAGCAAGAAAGGATAGTACCGCCATTACCGCCAAGACAAGACAAATAAGCACTACAGGGAAGACTATCAGGCTCCCCAGAAACATTATAATAAGTTTGTTGTTCATTTAGTTAGTTCCTTCCATGATACAGGATACAACGGTTGTATGATCTTACCGATCTGTTCCGCTAAGTCTTGTGTCTCCTTCTGTGCATGGCTGTCAGTACGTTGGATATACAGGTTAGCCCAAGCGTAGAGATTACCAGTAGCAATTACCTCAGTGTACATAGACTGTGGTAGGATCATACGTGCTTGCTCTGGTGCTACTCCGTAGTCCCTCGTTGCCTCTAAGTAAGTGTGAAGTATTTTGTTGTAGAGGTGTGCAGGATTGTACTCAGGGTTTATACCTTCCTCTGAACTCCCTTGCTTAACATCATCAGCCTTCTTACGCCATACATCAGGTACATAGAACTCAGGCCGGCTATCGACATAACGACGACTGACCTCGTTGTACTCAATACCTGTAGTATGCTTCATGATCTGACGTGCTACGAAGATAGGCATCTTGAGGTGCAACGTGACTGCTGTGTGGGCGAAGGGCGACCAATGCCTAGGCATCTTACGGATGTGATTCAGTAGCTCTTCAATCTTTTGCCAGTCTACGTCATCTTTAAAAGATACAATCTGGGCCAAATCCCCTTTCAAAATCTCCCAATCACCAGACGTACAACCACGAGCAAGGAACTGGATTAGCCCTTGGTCTTGCTTGGAAAGCTGTAGTTCCTTGTAGTGAGAAGTTTCACCCTCCTCGTTGTCCCAGAAATCCCACTCTAAAACCTCCCACTCACTACGTTTACCAAAGGATACCTTAGCTGCATTAACTACAGACAAGTCAGTCCCCATCGAATCTATGTATGTTGCTTTCATAGGTGATCTCCTTATGTTAAAATCTCAACCAACTTTTCAGCCGGAACTTTTGCGGTTGCATACTCGACCCAAGAATTAGGGTCTTTACTATCACCGCGAACATCCTCACAGTCACAATCCACGTAGGAAGGGCCTCCTGTGTTCGAATATTCGTCACAGCTTTCGGCGTATTTATCGCGTAAATCTTCGCCGTACCATCGGTCAAATTCACCGTGCGGATTTAATTTTAAAGAACAATACACAGTGGTTCCCTCAACGGTATAGTTTGAGTACCCGTACTCTGCGCAAATCGCGTAATCGCATTCTGAACATTTCTTAGACATATCAATTCCAATTCTTAGGGGTTACATACGCAGGGCAAGTCTCAGAGAAGTCACTGAAGGCTACAGGGGCATTATCAGGGTCGTGATCCCACCACTTACGGGCACCCTCCTCTACTTCTTTGGTGAACTGCCTGAAGCACTCTTTGTTGTCACACTCGGCATTGCAAAACGTCATATCTTTGTAGCACATCATATCTTTAATCCTTTTCCTGTCAGCCTAATATCTATTAGAACAGCCACTGATCTGTAGTTAGAAACTTCTGCTGATCTCTAAAAGACTCGTGAACCTTGCAACGGTCTGCCTTATCAAATACCTCATACTTACGGCAGAATTCAGAGGCTTCTAGTGTCACCTTGAAGTAATCATGGTTGTCCGTGAACACAAGGTTCATATTCCCTTTGCGCCAAGAAGAGAAGTCTACGCCGTACAAGGGGTCATCAGTGTCAGGTGTAAACCCCAGCTCAAACCAACAGGAGTTAGTACAGGGACGTTCCCTTACAAGAACAAGGTAGTCATAGTCACTATCTTCCTTAGCGCACCCTACCAACCTACTCCCAAACAGGGCGACATTTAGAACCTCTTTTGCTTTAAAGATTTCGTCGATTTCCATATCTTTAATCCTTATCTGAGTTAGTAGTGACCCCATGCTTGTCACAGGGTCACTTATGATCTTTACGTCATAGCGTAACTTTATGATCTTTACGCCATAGCGTAAGTTATGTCAAGTCAACAATCTCACAACTGTCACCAGAACATGCCATAGTCTGACTACCAGATGTGTTGTCCTCTTGTTCATACTCCGAAAGTTTAGACCAGTCAATAGACGAAGGCATTAAATCTTTCAGTGTCTCATAGTCTGACTTACCACACTCTTGATAAGGTGCCTGTTGGTATGTACCACCGTCATACGGTAGAAAGGATACACCAGACATCTCATCGAAGTGCTCATAAACAAAAGCACCTACTTCCATCCACTCGTTGTCCTTTACGGACACAGTGACCGAAGGCTTATGCTCACACCAATAACGCTGATATAGCAGCCAAGTCTCTAGCTGTTCCATAGCTGATACGTCATCACGTACTACAGCACCTTCTGGGGACTTCACAGGGAAGCTGAAGACTGTAGTTTGATCTGGCTTCATAACACAAGGCTCGCTAGGGATACCTTGATCCTTCATGAACTGCGTCAGTGGGTCTTTGTTATCACCTCGTACTGTACGGATGTAGTAAGGGCTATGACGAGTGTGAATACCAGAAGCAGAATCAACAAGCTGAGAGACGGTCCCAGAAGGCTTAACGCAAGTAATTGCAGCAGACACTGGTACACCAAGACGCTCTGCCCACTCAGCATTAGTATCAACAGCGACACTTTTAAGATGCTCAAGAGTTTCCTCCAGCCCTTTGTTAGCTGAAGTCATCAGCGGGTTGTCCATGATACCTGTCAAGCTAACACCCAACAAACGTTCTTCTTCTGTGTTCTTCTGCCAGATCTTACGCAAGTATGGGAAGTGCGTATAGGTTGACTGGATCGTCCCTAGAATAGTTGCAAGGCGAACCTTACGCTCCAAGTCCTCAATAGTATCTGTGGCACGTACAACTACCTCTGTCAAGTTACAGAACTGATAAGGACGCAAGATAATCTCTGAGCAAGGGTTAGTACCGAACTCAAAGTTAGGGTCACGACGACCATTCTTAGCTGCCTGTACCTTACTTGCCTTACGGTTGAATACACCACGCTCACCCGACTTACTCTCGACTAGCGCAAGCCACTCACGCATGTAGGTCTCCATGTCTGGCTTCTCAGTGTAGCACACGGAGTTATTAGCTAGGGCGCGTTGCCCTTGGTTCTCCCACCACTGACCTGACTTAGCGTGACGCATGCGGTCATCACTTAGGTTGCTCAAGCTGATCATAGCAGAACGACGAACACCACCTACGACTACTACCTCACCGATCTTACACATGATGTCATGGCACTCAATAGAAGAGAGCTTACGACCTGTGGCACCCTTGAACTTCTCAATAGTGAAGCGAAAGAGATCAACCAGAGGGGCAGGACCAGAGGCACGACCACCGAATGTCTTGAGTTTAGCACCAGCAGGGCGAACCTTAGACACATCCCACTTAGGCACTTCACCAGCCCACAGCAGAGACAGTAGTTGACGGTAAGCCTTAGCCCAACCCTCTTTGCTATCCTTAACTACGATTGTGGTGTCACTCACGAATAGTTGATCAGGTACATCAGGTAGCTTAGAGATGAACTGACGCTCTACTGAGAACCCTACACCTGTACCACACAACAGGATGAACATAGCCTCATCGAAGGACTTAGGGTCATCTACTGGCAAGTACGAGCAGTTGTACATACAAGTGTTGTCACGGTTAGCTGCTGCCCCTGCTGTCATGAGAGAACGCATGGAAGGCATAACCTCAAGGCTCATGATGGCATCCCATAGTTCGTTAGCTACAAGTTTCTTATCCTCGTAGATTACGGAGTCAACCACATTAGTGATATACCTCTGTACAGTCTCAGAGAATGTCTCACGGCGTCCTTCGTCGTCTAGCCACTTAGCATAACGAGATAGCGCGATGAATGTTTGGTAGTCAGTTGGTAGTACGTTGTTTGTCATTAGTTATTCCTTTTGCTATACTAGCGGGTTGCCTTCGTCTTCTACAGGCTCCCGTGGTGCTGTTTCTTGTTTCTTTAGTTCAGCCCTCCAGCCTATCCAGCAGTCGGTTGCTTCACGATGAGCAGCGGTTGCTTTAATTTCCGCATCTAACCAAGCAGCCTTTAATTCTTGTAACTTAGTCATTAGAGTCCTCCTGTCTCTCTAGTTCAGCACCATACGCTAACCTAGCATAAAACTCGGCGTCTTGAGCAGCTTCCAAGGCAACCTCAGCTCTCTCTTTGACAATTGTAGCGAGATCTTCCTCATCGGAGGCCGCAATCCAAGCAAGCCTTAGTTCTTCTAACTTAGTCATTACCCACGTCCTCGCATTGTCTTGTCTTCCTCTAGCCACACCAAACGGTCTATGTCTGCTCGGCTGATACCGATGTCCCGTAGCTCACGGTCTGTCAGTTGGTTCAACTGCTTGATAGTTTTACGATGTTCTCGCCAAGTCGCCAAGAAGTTAACGTATCTCCAGAACATGCTCATTATTCCATCTCCTCGTGGTATACCCTGTAGCCAAGGAACTCAAGAAGTTTTACGAAGTTGCCCTCGCCAAAATCTAGGTAGTCCTCTCTTGGCTGCCAGTGTTTAATAAAAAGGATTTGATCTCCCTCTGCCTTTAGAACTTGGATGGTGTGACCCTCTCCACACGAGTACACCTGAATGTTTACATCTTTGTCTTCTATCATTTCTTCACCTTTACGTTCTTACCTAGAGCCTTACAGATCTCTTCCATAGTCATTTCTACAGAAGGATTCATAGCTTCTTTATGCCCTTCTTCTGTCATCCGAGCACCATTCAAGTACCAAACCTTATCGCCATCAGCATACTCTATAGCAGGACCATCTTCACGGTGTCGTTTACCATTCAAGAACCAAGACTTATAGCCATTAGCATACTCTATAGCAGGTCCATCTTCACGGTGTCGTTTATCATTCAAGTACCAACACTTGCTACCATCAGCATGCTCTAAAGCAGGACCCTCTTCACGGTGTAGTTTATCGTTCAAGAACCAAGACTTATAGCCATCAGCATACTCTACAGCAGGTCCATCTTCACGATGTAGTTTACCCTCCAAGTACCAATGCTTGCTACCATTAGCATGAACTTTTACTGTATACTCAATCATCGGTTATCTCCACTTCCTTGCAAAGTCCCACGTTCCTTACGTGAGGTTAGTTTCTCTTTGTTCATCTTGATAGTCTCCTCTGGGTCTAAACCTAGTGCACCGTGAAGTGCGTACCAATAGAAGATAACATCTCCGAGTTCCCCTTGCAACCCCTGAATATCAATATTTCCGTCGCGTACTTTCTTCTTGATCTTCTCAGCTACCTCACCAGCCTCACCTACAAGACCTAGTGTATTCTCAACTAGACGGTCAGCACCTTCAGTTAAAATCATCGACTCCACGAAATCTGCGTAATCTTTCATATTAGTCTCCCATAAAATTCTGTTGGCCCTTCGTGGTGATAATCAAAGAGATACCAACAACTATTGTCCATACCTGTGCTTTTGCTGTCTTCGATCCACTTGACCCTACCGATAGACACAACCTTCTTGCAATACTGCATATACTCCGCTGACTTCTTAGTGTGCATCCAATCTGCCTTATTCAGCACCCAAGTGGGCATCTGTGTGGCATACCACTCAAGGAAAGGGTGCAGAAAGTCCGTATCCCAAGGTGGATTAGTAATGCAGAAGTCTACGTCCTCTATCGCCAGTAAACCCATTGCATCCAGACGAAGGACATCAGGTGCTTGAGGTTCTATGTCGCTCTTATGAACACACAACCCAGAGCCTGCTGTAAGCTCTGAGAGGTGGTTCACGAGGCGACCATCGCCAGCACAAGGCTCTACATAAGTAAAGTCCTCATACGGGAGATGGTCGATAAGAGGTTCTACAGCTTTAATAGGTGTCGGGTAGAAGTCCCGTTCGTTCCTAGTGAAATTGCTGCGTTTCCCCATAGTTCTCTCCTTTGTTAAGCTCCGCTGCTTCCTGAAATGTAATCAGAAGATTCGCTGTTGCTACCAGAATGTACTGTGTGTACATATAAGATTTATGCTGTACATAAGCAATATACACTAGTAACACTAGTGTCAAGGACATAAAGACTGTTTCAACCATTTTCTACGCTTTCTACCATTGAGTTCAAATACCACTGAGCCTTCTTTAAGTCCTCAATGCCGTTCTTGTACTTGTATCGCCAGAGATACTTCATCACATTACCCTTGCAATAGGCAGGGTACTCGTCACCGAGAGAAGCCTTGATAGCATCAATGCACTCGACACCAGCTTGATTGTAGTGACTAGGGTTGTTCACGTTGTCTTTAGTATCGTTACTCATAACCTCTTCTTCAGTTACCTTTTCACCATTCAAGAACCAAGACTTACCGCCATTAACATACTCTACAGCAGGGCCATCTTCACGGTGTAGTTTACCACCCAAGTACCAAGACTTGCCACCATCAGCACACTCTACAGCAGGACCATCTTCACGGTGTCGTTTATCATTTAAGTACCAACACTCATCGCCATCAGCATACTTTACAGCAGGTCCGTCTTCACGGTGTAGTTTATCGTTCAAGTGCCAACACTTAGTGCCATCAGCATGCTCTACAGCAGGACCATCTTCACGATGTCGTTTACCATTCAAACGCCAACCCTTATAGCCATCAGCATGCTCTACAGCAGGACCATCTTCACGATGTAGTTTACCATACAACCACCAAGACTTATCGCCATCAGAATCAACTGTCATAGTAGGTTTATCATCCATTGCTGTACTCCTTCTCAAGCATATCCATAGAGATGAACTGTGGCTCAAACATACCGTTTTCAGTCTCTCGCATCATAACTACGCCGTTCCACCAGCTCAAGTTCGCTTGGCCCGCCCAGCTTTCCTCATGTCCTTTGTAGCAGCCGACCACCATCCCAATACTATTAGCGTCATCCTTGAAGTGAACACTACGTTTATGGGTGTGACCACACACAGAAGAATTGTGACGGTTGTTGATGACGGCATAAGCATGGTGAATACCAGAAGTAGCTGTCCCAAAGTTACCAGAACTAAAGAAGTGAGCAAAGTCAACACCAGAGTAGCCAGCGATTGAGGGGGCGCTATTGTAGTATTCGTGGTAGTCATCGAACCAGTGGTCCGTTTGAAGATGCCCAAAGGAAACCCCGTAGCCTTGTCCCGTTCTGTCTTCCGTTCGGGGACTCTCCGCAATAGCCTTCTTGATCCGATTTTCATGGTTGCCCTCAAATCCTACCCAGTGCAATTTCTTACGCTTTAGTTTCTTGTATGGAGACCGTAGACGATCCTGAGCCTCGTTGTAGTGGTTGATGTCGTCACCGTAGTTCTGCATTACTACAGCCTGCGGATAACGAGTGTCAAAGCTATTCAGACTGCACATGTCAGCGCCGTCACCTAAGTCGATAACCATATCAGGTTTAGCGTCAGCGATGTACTGTCCGAGCCAATCGAAACGCTCGTTGCTTACTTCAGGTGCCGTATGGGCACAACTGAATACTAGGATATCTTTAGTCATTTTCAGACCCCTCTTCCACAACCTCAGCCCAACTCTCTACCATATCCAGAGCCCATTCCCAAGCCTGTTGTTCAGCTTCCTCTAATGTCTCAGCGCTAATTATGTCATAATCTTCAGTTCCTACGTAACCAAAACTGCGGCCTATCTTAAACTTAGTCATACTGTTTCCTCTTGATCTTGAATGTACGCACCGAGATAGAACAAAGCGTCCTCTGGGTTGATACCGTTTGTTTTGAGTAGGTCTACGATCTTCTTAGTCATCCTTAGTCCTTTCAATTCTCATCTCAACTTCAGGTTCTAGTAGCCATTCACTAGGAATGAACTTATCAGAATACTGGAACCCATGACGTTCGCACCAATCACCGTAAGATGTCTTACTCCCTTTGTTGATCTTGGTCTTAGAGTTAGTGAACACGAACCTAATGTCTAACTTAGGATACTGCTCCTTAACCTTCAAGTGCTTTCGTCTATCTGCGGCTACGAACCGCCCTTTAGTTTCTACGATGATACCGTTACTATCTAGCACAAAGTCAGGTGTATAGGAACGCCACTGGTGATCCTCCCACTTGATCTTATGCTTCTCATATTCGTATGGGATACCTTTGTCTTCAAGGTACTTACAGTTGTCAGCCTCAAGTCCTGATCGTACCCCATACTTTAGTTGTGCTGCCTTACGTTTGTTCATTAATAAAAGACACTACCTCCTTTACAACTTTTTTGACTTTTGACAACTCTACTGATGACGAGTAGTCGCTACGCTGATGGACCTTCCAAAATGTACCGTCTGGCAACTCGTAAATCCAGATGTTCCACCTCCCGCCATCATTCCATGTTGACCCCCAGTTATGGCTTACAAGTTCAGCACCCGCGTCACAAAGTTCTTTCGCACTTTTATAAATCATACTGGTGGCTCCCACATTTCACCTTCATAACGACGCAACCACAGCAACCTAGCGTTCTCTAGTAGCTCATCTACGTCACCGTTGTACATCTCTAGTGCCTTAACGTACATCTCCTGCACGGTAGTACACCCTTCGTAAGCCTTCTCAGCCTTCTTAGGGCCGATGCCTTTTACTCCTTGAATGTTATCCACTTGATCTCCTGTTAGAAGTTGCTTGTAGAAGAAGTAGTCACCTTGCTCTTGGCTTACCTCTGTCCACTCTTTCTTCACGAAGTTATAATGCGTACAAGGTATCATAAGCAAGTCTTTGTCGATAGAGACGATAGTGCAGTCTCCGTTTAACTCAGTAGCCTTAATCCCCAGTGCGTCATCTGCTTCCTGACCCTCAATGACCTCAGCTAACCAACGTGTCTGTAGTTGGTCTCGTGTGGCATTGAGGTGCACAGGTTTATCACCTCTCTTTCCTTTGTATGGCTTGATAGTTGCGATATCAAAACGATAGTTAGTCCTACCCGTTAGATAAAAGAAAGCGTCTTTGCTTAACTCATAATCGTAAGGGTAGAAACAGTCGTACATGATACTACTGCAAATATCGTCAGTTGTCTTACGTGCTTGTTTCTCTGTGTCATCCTTTGCTGAGAATGCTGCACGATAAGCGATGATGTCTGCGTCTACGAGTACCTTAGTCACAGAGACTCCGCACGATAGATGCTTCCGTCAGGTGTGCTGAACTCTAGCATATCCACGTAGTCAAAGCCTGTACCTCGAATGAACTCAAGTGTGTGATAAGCTACTTCATACAGATCTTCAGAGTTGAACTCTCGTGTTACCTTAGTGCCTTCTGGACCTTCGTAGGTCATTGTGTATTTCTCAGTCATTTCTTCACCTTTACGTTCTTTCCTAGAGCCTTACAGATCTCTTCCATAGTCATTTCTTCTACAGGGTTCATAGCTTCTTTATGCTCTTCTTCTGTCATGCACTTACCATTCAAGTACCAAGACTTGTCACCATCAGCATACTCCATAGCAGGGCCATCTTCACGGTGTAGTTTACCACCCAAGTACCAAGACTTGCCACCATCAGCATGCTCTACAGCAGGACCATCTTCACGATGTCGTTTATCATTCAAGTACCAATGCTTAGAGCCATTAGCATGAACTTTTACTGTGTATTCGATCATTTGTTATCTCCGTTAGGTTAAGGTAGGGGCCAACCTAAGCTGACCCCTAGTTAATTAGAATCCTACGAGGCCAGTTGTGTCAGGTGTGTACTCTTGGAGTTCAAGAACCTTAACAGCGTGAAGCGTTACGATCTTACCTTCCCACACATCAAGTCGGACCTTGAGTTGAGAACCATTGCCGATCACGACACCTTCATCCCAAGGGTCATTAGTTGCGTCCATGACGTGAGGTGCACCCATGACATCCCCTTCACCCTTATTGATACGCGGGTTGAAGTGCGGTCGTTTGCACTTATAGGACAGGTTCCCTTGATCGTCTTGCTTGAACAGTTGACCCACCATACCCTTGTCAGGCACACCATCAGCAATCATCTTTGCTTTTGTTTCTGGTGTGATCTCAACAGTAAGAACGTAATGTCCTTGCTCTGACACGATCTTACTCTTTTGATCTCCGTCTTGTAGGTTCTCACCCATGTCACGGTTGCTCTCAAAAACCTTAGCGAACTTAGCGGTTCCTACGAAGTCTACATTAGCCATGTGTATATCCTTTATGCTGGCGTTGAGTAGTTAGTTAGTTAGTAATTTATGGTCCTCACGGCAGGATTCGAACCTGCAACCTAGTGCTTAGAAGGCACTTGCTCTATCCAGTTGAGCTACGTGAGGATTGTTTAGTTATTATGTGTCCCTTATGCCCTTGACGTCGCCCCAGACACTGCCCAAGACACTGCCCAAGACACTGCACTCGACGTTGCCCTTGACGTGGCCCTTGACGTTACCCAAGACGTGATACTTGATGTCGCCCAAGACACTGCCTCCTACGTCGCCCCTGACGTTGCCCTCGACGTCGCCGTTGACGTTGCCCCAGACGTCGCCCTTGACGTTACCCAAGACGTTGCCGTTGACGTCGCCGTTGACGTTGCCGTTGACGTCGCCGTTGACGTGCTCAATAACCAGACGTCCGCCCAAATCCTCCCTAAAAGTGATCAGTTCAACGAGTTGGTCCAGTTGTGATTGTGTTAGATTTGTTTTAAGTTCAGTCATACTGTTATCCTCTTAAGTGTCGGTTGAGAAGTGATCAACGCATGTTTGCAGGGTGAGGGCCTCCATAATAGCTGGTGTGAGCTCAGGTGTTTCAAAAGCAAGGCCTGTGATTTCAAGTAGTAGGTATTCGACAGCAACGGGGAAGCCTGCCATCCCAACAATAGCCTTAGACATGTTGAGGCTTAGCCCGTCGTCACGACCTTGAGCAATAGCACCTGCTGCTTCTGCGATGGAAGGGCAGTCTTTCGCCGTGTAGGCTGAAGCTGTGGTTGCTGTGAGAGTTACTGTTGCGAATGCTGCTGCTGTGATGATGTTTTTCATTAGTGTATCTCCGAATAATTAAGCCCGAACTCTGGGGCGGTTGAAAGTGTTACGTTGAGCTTTAGCTTCTCGTTAGTTCTATCCATAGCCTCATAGACAACTTCTGATGTCTTAGGCTCATCTCCAGACTTAACCAAGAAGATCGACTCATCGTGGAATTGACCTATAGCAGACAACCCTAACTGGATGCAATACCCTAACCACGTATCGAAGCAATAAACCCCTGTACCTTGGTTAAGCGTAGAGAACTTATCCTTGTCATGTCGCAGGGAATACCAAAAACCAGAAACAGGGTTAAACAACCACAGTTGACCATCTCTAGTGGTCTTAGTTTTAGTATCCTTAGCGATAGCCTCAAGGGACCAGTTGCGTTGCCAGAACGATTCCAGCAGTTCCTCAGCATCAGCTACAGAGAAGCCACCCCTACGAGACAGACCCAAAGGCTTAATTCCATACGTTGCTGAGTAGTTCGTTACCTTATATGCCTTCCGTAGTGTCTTTAGACTACCAGTCTTGTTGTGCTGGTTGATGTCGTCTTGTGTTACTACCCCAGCGAACTTAGCGAGGTCTAGGTGTGCATCGAAGTCCTCAGTTTGCTGTGTGGCTACATACTCAGGGTCATATGGCGTCATATAATGCATCTTGGTGTTTTGTTCCAAGCTGTCCATATCAGCCCCGCAAAGTACATAACCTTCAGGTGCAATAAGTAGTCCTCTTATCTCCTTTCCGTATACCTTGTCTACACTAGGGATGTTAGCCAGAGGCTTCACATGCTTAAAGCGTAGTGTGTTAGTTAAGCCATGCACTCCAGCGAACACATAACCCTCGTCATCTAGAGCCGCTAGGAAGCCCTTCACGACACTCTTGCGGTGCTGCACGATAGACAGTCCCTCAAGAACCGAAACAGCAGGGTCTACGTCAGCTAACCTAACTACGCTGTCAGTTAGCTCTCCGTCTTCCCTTACCTGTGGGATAGTCCTAGTGTCCCCATTAGGCTCCCGTTTATAATCAAAGGTACACGGTTGCCAACCTAAGCTATACAACCAGTCCTTAACTTGTACGTGACTAGCTGGGTTGCCATCCTCGTAACCGTCGATCACGTTGAAGCTCTGTACGTCCTCTGGCTGGCAGTTCTCTTTACGTGCAGTCTCGAACTTAAGACCGTGTGAAGAAAGAGTGCCGTCCTTTTTGTACATAACCTTCGGACGATTGACTGCCTTGAAGATGACCTTCTTAGGCATAGACTTAACGAGTTCCTTGTGCTTCTGTTGCTCAATCGTTTCTAGTGTTTCCAACAGAGCCTCAGCTTTAGGTACATCTACCTTCCACTTCAATCTCTCCTGATCGGCAGCGCATTGCATCTTGAAGTTAAGATACTGGATGTAGCGCCATGCGTCATCGTGTAACTGCTTCACCGTATAACTCCATTAGTTTACGTCTTAGGTCTTCCCAGAGACGCCAGTTGATCTTAACGTCACTTTCGCAACGGAACGTGTAGTCTTCTCTTGTCAGGCTCTCCCAATCCTTTACTACAGGCTTAGGTACACCGTAGTCAACCCCAAACCCTTCGAGACCATAACTTTTTCTGTTAGGCATCAGAGTAACTGACAAGGGGTAGGTATCCACCAGACGCTCAGGCTTAGACACCTGTAGCACCTTAGCCAGTGCTGGGAAGTCATACCCGATGATGTGATGCCCAATGAAGGTACGGTCTTGCTTGAAGAACTCCTTGATGTCATTGTAGTCGTAGATAGACACAGGATCACGTGTTGTTTCATCTTTGTAACTTACTACGTGAACCCTGTTAACTACATCTAGCAGACCGTTGGTTTCTATGTCAAAGATTGTTTCTAGCATTTCTAAGCCTTTCTGCTGCGGCCTTACGTTGTTCGTCAGTCAAGTTCCGAGGTTTAATGTTAGGGTTCTTACCTAAACGAAAGGGCCACAGAGGACAGTCTGTACAAGGACAAAGTTTAACCTCGTTAGCTGTACCGTTGCAGTCAAGACATTTAGCTCTAATAGCTTTCATAGGTGTCATACCTGAACTCCTTTCTTAAGGGCGGGTGTCAATAAACAAATAACCTTGGCTGTTAGTAAACAACTTCTTGCACTTAGTTACTCCTTCCTGAAGAGCTATGTTAGCAGTAGTGTCTAAATCCACACCTAAGCGTTCAAACTCTTCTAGGGCTTCCTTAAGTTCCTTGAAAGTCATAACTAAACTCCTTACGCTGTCAACCAGATCACGACACTGCAAATCGACCACACCAGAAAAAACGTCCAGATAAGACCTAAGATTATGCAGAGGGCATAAATTCCAGCAGCTAATAGATCAGTCATACCTAAACTCCTTACGCTGTCAACCAAGTTACAACCCGATACAGGCACCACATTAGAAACGACACCCAACTAACACTCAGGATTGCCACAATCACAAACCACACACCGAACAGCTTTTCCATAACTAAACTCCCTTTACAATAGTAGTCTCAGGGTTGTAGTGCAAACGACCAGCTTCTCCTAGACGTGAATACGGACGGTTCTTAGTGACTTCTACGTCAGTGTAGTTAGCGTCTGCACCTTCAGCCTTCATGTCTCGCTTTAGTTCAATTAGCATAATAGCTTCCTCTTCGATTGACTTGGCATACTTAGTTTTGCCATCGTCGTTGACGTGTGAGATACATATGATCCCTACGTTACGCCGCTTAGAGAACTCAACCAACCGAACCCCTAATTCCGTCAGGGCAGCAGTGGCACCATCAACACCAGATAAATACGCTAGTCGTTGCAAGTGGTCGATAAACAGGTAGTCACAACCGTAGACTGTTACTGCATACTTAGCTTGCTTAAGCGTATCTTCAATAGGGTCTTGAGGGTTGACCTCAAAAGCAACGAACTTGTTATCTTCTACTACCTCAGAGATAGCAATGTCAAGCGATTCGTTACTCACATCGTAGAACTCTTGGTCTTCCTGTGTGTTCACATTCTTACCTAAGTGATACGTTGCCATACCCCGCGCTGTTGTACTCTTCATTTCCTCCATGTGCAGGACGCCTACACGCATGTTCTTCTTTACTACCAGATCGTGCTGTGCTGCTCGGAACACAGAAGTTTTACCCGTTCCCGGCGGTGCCTTTACTACTGTGATGCCACCCTTGACCCAACCTCGTGTGACGTCATTAAGAGCCTCAGAGAACGTAGGTGTGTACTCGTAGGGCGTCTCCTCATGAACAGCCTTCAACCAATCCTCTGCACCCGCTGTGAACCCTGCTGGGCTGTACTTCTTAGCTGACCACCAAGCACTCTTGTATGCCCGACCTGCACTAGCTAACAAGAAGTCGTTAGCGTCCTTATGGATACCGTGGTCCATGATGTGAACCTTCTCAGGGAACAGATCAAACAGAACCTCAGCGACCTCACGTCCAGCGTCATCGTTGTCAACCGACAGAATGATCTGATCGAAACTGTCCAGATAAGCCGATACGTTGCCCCAGAGCTTACCGTTAGGGCTTGCAGAAGGCAGAGACACCACAGGGTTGATGTAGCCACCACCAGAGAGCATCTGATGGGCGCTCATGGCATCTAGTTCACCTTCGCATACAGTTACCTTACGAGCGCAACCTACAGGGAACAGGTTACTACCGAATAGGCTGTCTGCTTTGAACCCAGCGTTACGGCTGAAGTCTTTAGGTAGCATACGAACCTTATTGGTCCCGTTAGGGTAAGGGTAGACTTGCTTGAGGTCGTTAGTCTTAACACCAAAGAACTCCATAGTCGCTGGGGAGATACCTCTGAACTCTTTATACACCAGACCCTCAGAAGGCGTGTTGTCATGCACTGTCTTTGGTACGTTAGGTATCATGTCGTCTACAGTCATATTCTTATTGTCCTTAAGCGGGTACTCTTGAGCAGCCCAACTCTGTAAAACCATACCCTTATGTGGGTAACTCTCGTCGCAACTGAAGCATTTGCCTACTTGTTTCTCTGTGTGCCAACTGAAAGCGTCAGAAGAGCCACAACCAGAGAAGGGACAGGGTAAACCAGTTCTATTCATACTTGTGGCCCTCCTTGGCCTAATTAACCTTTAGTTGACAGCTCTTCAGTGTAGTAGTCCTCTGGGAGAAGACTCTCTTGGTTTGGGTCACTAACACCACCAAGATAAAGCTGAGCGGTTGTCATAAACACAAACTGCTTCTTTTGTAGGGCAGCAGCCATGTCAGCGCGTTTCTCCCAAGCCTCGAAAGTTTCCTTGGGGTAGTTCTTAACCGCCCACCAGAAAGGTACGTAACCATCTACCGCACTACAGAAGGTTGGGGAGTTAAGCTCTTGTAGTGTATCCTTACTAGAAAAGGCTTGTCCTCGAAGTTGAGTAGCTTTGATACTGCTTAGGGTCTTAGCACCTGCCTCTACAGCATCGTGGGGTGTTTTCTTATCCCCGTAGAACTTGAAAACAGAATGTTCGTCCATTTTCTCTACTGCGAAATTAAAGAATGTTTGTTGATCTTGCATTGTCGGGTTCCTTATTAGTTTAGTTTCTGGTGATCCTGCGTTTCAACAGGAAAGTCTGCTCGTAGGTCGTCTAGAATATTTGCCATCTCATGTAAGGCTTTTACCTTTAGTCCAAGAGGGTCTGGGTGCATAAAAGCTGCGATTTCCATCTTGATGTCTAGCTCATCGAACTTCGTACAAAGCATCTCCATCTGACCAACGAAAGCTGGAGCAATGTTACGAATGTCTACAGAACTCTTGTCCTTAGCGATAGCGTGTAGGTCAATCACGTTAGGTGCGACAGTATTAGCAATAGCCTCTCTTGTTTGTTGCTGCTTGCTCACCCTGCGTTCTTTTACGGTCTTCTTAGCCTCTTGATAACCTTCAGGGGTCTTCGCCTTTTCTGCCAGTTCTTCGTCAGCCACGATCTCCTTACGGTCTTTCTCCCAGCTTGTTATGGTGTTTACGTGGACTCCTAAAGCCTTTGCATGTTCTCCTTGGGGTAGAGCCTTTCCACAATTTTGTGGATTGCCACTTTGGTACTGATTACCCCTCTCTCCACCGCGTGACTGTACACCAAAAAACGCGGCAGATTTAATGTAGAAATACTCCTTCTCTTTGTTGTTCAAGTGCCGCCGTGCGACATTCTCAGAGGTAACATAGTTGATAGCCTCTCGCTTATCGCCACTGAACTCCGTGAACACAGGGTCAACACCTGCTTCTAGTGCAGCCTCATAACGGTGACGACCATCTAGAATCTTACCCTCATAGGTTACAATAGCCCGATCAGGTCTGAAACCATTATCCTTGATGTCAGCAGCGATGTCTTCTACCGTCTCAGGCTTGTGTGGTAGCCACAGACAGATTTCATGATACTCGTAAAGCATCCTCTTCCTTCCTTTCTTATGTATTACTTATGTTATTCTTTAGTATTTATAACCATGATGATTATGTACTAAAAGAACTTGTGTTGATTCTTATGTATACCTTAAGTGTCTCTTACCTATATGTAGTTATGGGTTCCAGATTCCACAAGTCACGTAATGTTACAACTCCCATTTTTTGTTCACAACGTGCTTTCGGACCTTTTCGTTTATTTTAAGTAGTCGGAGACTGACAGACTGTTGCGATACCTCAAGCATACCCCCTAAAGACTTTTGATCTAGTCCCACTTCAAAGTGAGAGTGAAACAAACCGTAATCCTCTTCTGTAAGACACTCTTTAGCAGATTCCCAGATGCTGTCCAAAAGGTCTGCATCAGAATACTCTTGGGCTTGATCTGACTCTTGATCTACATCGTGGTGTTCAGATTTCATCTGACCTTGAGATAAAATAACCTTTGCCCAAGCAATAGTTTCATCTGAGAAACCCTGCTTGTCATCAGGATCACCGAAACCTTTGGCTACCCTTACAAGCTGAAAAGGGATCGTGACAGGCAGTCGATCTACATTAAGAAACTTCCACTGCGCCCAGTTGATAACCTGATACATACGCTGCTCTGTCGTCTCAGGGTTCTCTGTTAGCTCCTCGTATGCAGCCATGATCCCTTCGGATACCAAATCGTCGTGGTGGCTTGAGTTGCGATACTTAAAGGCACTCTTCTTGGATAGTGTAGTGATGAACTCAGGTGTCATGTTATTTGTCTTCCTTTGGGAATGTGTCTACTCGTGTGTCGTCTGTGTTGTTCACCCAACGCAACCCTGCATCTGGACCTACACCATCAGGCTCTGGCTCACCCCAACGCTCTGAGTGAGGTTGGTATTCCTCTGCTGGACATTTCGTAGCCCCTACGTCACGTTTGACTTGCTCGTTCCAGACCTTGATAGGGAAACGGCTCTTTGTGATATTCTCACCCATATAGTAGATATTCATGTGTTATTCTCCAGTTTCTTATGTTATTAGAAAGGTACTTCACCAGTCAAGGGGTCGCGTGGATCGTTGTAGTAACCTTTAGCTAAGAACTTCTCACGGTAGTCCTGTACGGGCGCTGCTAGTTCTGTGAATGTATCTGCTGGCATGATGCCTAGTTCTCGGAGTTGTTGCTCTAGTTCGAATGTCATGTGTGTATCCTATTTATAAGGTGTTTCGTTAGTGTAGAACAGGTGATTCTCCCCGATCCTTGCGTCAAAACTATAGTGCTTAGCCCAGAAAGGCAAGACATTTGTTGTGTGGTAGTGCGTACTGGTGATACCTAACAGATCACCACTAAGAGCGTCCTTAGCTACCTCTTGAGACTCTACCCATGCAATCTTGTCCTGATGCCCTGTGTGGCGCGTAGGGTCGTCTGAGAGGCCATCGTGAGTGTAGCTGAAGGCTTTATGTTCGTTCACCACTGCACAAACTGAGTTAGGGTAACGTTTGTCTTCCACTCGGTTGATGATTACGTTAGCTACTGCCTCCTTGCCGACCATAGGTTCTCCTCTGGCTTCAAAGAATACCGCTACTGCCATGCACATCAGGGGTGTCATAAGTTATTCCTTCTTAGTTTCTATTGATATCGCGTGTTATATACTCGTTCTTTCTCCAAGTCCGACACATAAGTCCAAAACTCTTGATGTGTCATATGTACACCTACCTTATCGTTAATCCTGTCTTTGATAATAGTATAACCCCAATCTTCCTTTGTAGCTGCTAGGTGTGCATTTTGAATATGTATACGGTCAGGCAACGGGTCTTGGATCTCCTTACTCTTAAGTATGGTGATGTTCATTATGTCCACTCCTGACCTGCACCACGGATAGCCACAACACGGTCTAGCTTAAAGGCTTTGTAGCTAATTCCGTCTGTTAGTTTAATAGGGACAACACCATTAGCTTCGAATGCAGCACGTACGACAGCACTACGCTCGTTGTCCTTGAGACCTTTCTTAGTGTTAAGGCGTCCGTTGTACGTACGAGGCTCACCAGCTACCGTTAGGAAGTCAATCGTGAACATCGTGCCTTTGATTGTGTCTAGGGCTTGTTGTACTGTTTCTTTAGTAAGCATGTTAGTCTCCTTGTTAATATAAGTGTTGCTACAGCGATTCGTGAGGTATTGTCAAGGATTAGTGTAGGTCAGTCCGAAATGTTCAGCGGTTTTTTTAGCTGACTCTTCACCGACAAACCCTCTCTCATCCCATCGCCACCGCTGATCGTGAAGAATTTGCACATTTTCTAAGAAATCGGGGTCCAAATCATGAAGCAAAGACTTGTGACCTTTGCGGCTCATGTCCTCAAGAAGTTCGTGAACATCACCTTCGAATGTACCCCACTTCTCTTGTTCCTCGTCAGTCATAAGAAAGCCAACCGGACACTTAGAACCGTTGTACACACAAGAACCACCTTCGCTCATACTACGTACCTTGAGGCTACGTAGGTGGTTCATCATTTTATCAAAAGCTTCTTGGTTGGTCATTAGTTATTCTCCTTGTTGATATGTCCTAAGTATAGGTGATTCGTGAGTCAGTGTCAAGGCTTATTGTAGGTCAGTCCAAACTGAATAGCGATTTTTTTAGCTGACTCTTCAGCAGCAAAACCTCGGGCATCCCAGTACCCGCCATCATCATGAAGAGCTTGCGTATAGCTTAATAACGCAAAGTTCAAACCATGAAGCATGGATTCGTGTCCGTTTGACCACATTTCCTCAAGGAGGTGGTCTACACTACCCTTGAAATCACCAAACTGTTCTTGTTCTTCGTCAGTCATAAGAACACCAACAGGACACTTAAGGCCGTTGTACACACAAAAACCATCTTTGTTAACACTACGTCCCTTGAGGCTACGCAGGTGGTTCATCATTTTATCAAAAGCTTCTTGGTTAGTCATTAGTTATTCTCCTGTTCTTTGTTGGTATGTCTTAAGTGTAGGTGATTCGTGAGGTATTGTAAAGTGTTATTCCCAATCGTCGTTGTTTAACCCGTCAGCGAGAGAAAGGATAGCTTTTTGTACCGTAGCAGACAACTCACTGAAGTTTTCCTCTTCACCAGCGATCTCTAGTGTATGCACTGTGATATCTGTAGGCTCCCACCACACAGGGCTGCGAGACACACCGTAGTCGTTCATGCGACCTTCTGATTCAAAGGTGACACAGATGAGGTCGTCTTCGGTGTAGTATGTTGCTGTTTTAGTCATTAGTGTTCTCCTTGTTAGTGTGCGTTCATTATAGCATGATTCGTTCAGGGTTGTCAAGAGCTAAAGGAACCAAAGCAAAAGGATTATCACGAGGACAACAAGACCCCAGTTATTACCCCCGCCAATCAAACCTTTTCTCTTTGCGCAGTCATAGCAGTATCTGTACTTCTTAGGGCACTTGTTGGTGCAGAGAAAGGAGTCGCATGTTTTCTTAGTCATCTGGTTTCTCCTTACTTGTGTCGTCGGTCTCTGGGATCTTATAGTCTGACCAGTCATCGCATGGGTCATCTTGGTCTGTCAAGTGTTGTCTCCTTGTATGAATTACTTATGACGTGATTCGGGTTAGATGTCAACAGTTTTATTTTATTTTGTTATCAACAGGTTATACTACAAACAATCTCTAATTCCCCTGTGGGGGTGCAGCTCTAATTCCCTCGGTGGGGTCTCTAATTCCCCTGTGGGGGTCTCTAATTCCCTCGGTGGGGTGTCGGGTGATTCCTGTGCCTGACTCGCTGTTTGTTTCAGATTGTTACAATAGGTAACAGTTTTGTGATGTATGTTACAACGGGTTGCCATATCAGATTCACCTGTTTATTATTGCACGCCAACGATTCGTATTTCACATGAGTCGCAGAACCTCTAACATAGCAGGGCGAATCATGTTTTGTCAATAGGGCATCTAGTTAACGTTGCGTCACCGAATAACTATTGACGACTCATGGCGTTCTGAGATAACGCGCGCCCGCGATTCTATATCCTTCTTATGCCTAATCGGAAAGAGTCCCGGACTCGCCCCCTAGAATCTTTTTTCGTGTTTTTCACATTTTACCATTTTAGGGCTTGCGGCCCCCGAATCTTGCCGCTAGTGTTCCCTTATGCCGCCGCCCATATAGGGAACGGGGGAACGGGTCTGACGGGCCTGTCTAGCGCCCACGGTTGATTCACGGGGCCGGATTAATACTTTCCCTTTTCATTGGCTTGCAATAACGCGAGTCAATCAATTAGGAAATTATAACATGCAAGCACGCAACATCGAACAAGACCTAACGGACTATATTATGGGCCTATGGGACCAACAGCACCGCTTCCGCCTTATCCAAAAGGGTCGCAAGAAAATGCCCGCGCGCTTTGTTATGAAAAGCAATGCGGATGGCGGAACGTACCTAACAAACAAGGAGACGAAATAATGTCTAACGCAACTTATACCCTAGCAGCCCGCAACAATATCAAAGAGCAATTCATGCCGATTGATGGCTTGCCCTTAATGAGCCGCGCGCAAGCTGAAAAGGCGTTAGAACTGGCAACACGCAAAGGCGAGTTTTTTCAGCTAGCTATCGTCAACACGCAATCTATTTAATCTAATCAAAGGAATCTACATCATGACACAACGTATAACTATGGCAATTCTGCAAAAGCGCTTGGATATTCTGAACGATGTTTTCGGATATGACCTTGAACCTTACACACGCGACTCGCAAGGCAATGTCAAAGGCAATCACGGCACGTTCGTCCTTAACTCGGCCTATGGCGGGCACCGCTTGTCCCAAATGGTTTGTTTTAGTGGTGGTACAGGTGAGCGCGACTTGTCACCACGTGGAACCGCTAGGGAAACATACGACGTTATCAACGCTTGGATTGACGCAGGCGAGCAGATGAAACGCAAGATGGAGTCTTGATATGATTAAAAGGCAAACACAACTGTTTTACTTCTCCGCAGAATACTACACCCCAAGCGGTAAAAAGGTTTACGTCAACGGGGTAACAAGGGGTAGACTCTGGAACGAGTCCACCACGCTTGAACGAGAGGCCAGATTGCACGCTTGCGTAAACATTTGCGCTAACCCTAAGCGCAAAGTATCCAAAGGTTTGGACGGTATCGCGGTTACTCGACTAGAACCCGCTGGCCCTAAAATGGAATATTGCCCTTACGGATAAAAGGGAATCAGAAAACTTCGGTTTAAATAAGGATTAATGCAATGCAATTCGATAAACTACGCGAAGCCTATCTGGAATATGTCAACAATTATCTGACTATGCGAGCCTATGCGGATCACAATGGGCTAACACTTAAGCAAGCCTCAACACTTATCCGACTAGGCTGTGAATGCCATGAGTCATATTGCCGTATGATGAAGGAGTCTTGATATGAGTCACATTAACGTAAAGCCGATGGATAAGAATCAATCAATCACATGTGAAAAAGAGGCCATTGCGCAAGTGATAGTCAATCAGCGCTGGTCTAAAACGTGGGATTGGCAAGGTGTTTCGTTTGGTCAATCTATGGATATGCGCCGCAAGATTGATACAGCTATCAAAGGGAAAGATTATAGTACGTTTAAGGGCATGCAACGTCGGGGTTACTGGCGGGTTGAATTAGTATGATCCGCGATAGCATAGCCGCTATAAGCCTATTTGTGATGCTATACGGGGCACTTTGGCTATAGCCCTAGCCTGACAAGTTACATGGCCTTCATTGGCGCTTATATCGCTTGTGAGAGGCATTGGACATTTGCGCACGTTATCATTGGGTTGCATTGGTAATGTGCGCAGGTGCACGCATTGGGTAGGCTAATGTTGGAACGTGTTACAATTAACTGTGGTGCTGCGATTCGCCTATCCTCGGCCCATGAATTTCTTTGGTTGTCAAGCGTAAACCATTGGAATCCTTATGTTAGTTGCATTGGGGCTACACTAGTGCACAGATGCAACACATCTAAAGATAATGGCGCGGGGTGTGCATTGGGTCTTGACATTAGGGTCCCTCTGGATTCTCAGGTGATTCGCTAGGGGTGTGGGGTACACCAGTCGGAATCCAAAAGAAAGAAAATACTTCAGGGTGACGCTACGTCATTCCGGCGCTGAAGCCCCTATGTGTTCTTTAGATACCACACCCTACATGAATCTCATATGTACCACCCCAAGAATCACATATGAAGCGACCCCTAGAAATAAAAACAAAAGGAAAATACCTATAGTAGTGTTATTTATGTCACAGTATAGTATAATATTGCTACAAAATGACGCACTAGAGAAGAAACTGCTTGTGTGATCTGAAATCCATAACTACATATAAGTAAGAGGTACTTAAGTTATACATAAGAATCACAACAGTATTATAATCTATAATTATTAATCATTAAGATATAAGTTCTTACGTAAAGTAAGTTATACTTAAGCTATACTTAAGTTACACCAATGTGATTCATGGTGCAGTCCTAGGGCAGATTCCTAGCGACCCCTAAGAATTACTTATTAGGGGTGGTATTATAATATTCCCCCATAAGAATTTCCTCCCCAAGAGGGAACCCTGTTTCCACCAGCAATTAAGCTGTGAGTGACGGGGTAACTATAGCGTTGTGGTAGAGACAGGTGGCAATCCACAATTTTGTGGAAAGGCTCCAGACAACCCCACAACACAACATACGTTACTGAGTAACAAAGGAGCGGGACGCAACTAATAGTAAGGAGCAAAAAACAGATGTTTAGAGGCAATACGGAGCAGCTACTAAATTCTTTGGACTTCATAAGTAAGCGCAAATCGTCCAGTGCAGCCGATGCTTCTGTGGCCGTTGCTGCGGCAGCTTGGATCGAAGACCTTGAGTCCGACCTTGAGAGTGCCGTCGAGGTCGCTTTCAATCGCGGTGCTACAGAGTGGACGCACCTTAACTATCCGGCGCAGTACAAGCGCCTTACACAAACGGAGCCTACTGATGGCTAAACTCCCTAAGAACCCTAACATCGCACGTAAGGTACGAGAAGGTATCAGTGGTGGTGTTACTGTCAGACAGATCTTTGCTTCTGTGTTGCACATGAAGGATGCACCTCAGTCCTACACGACTTTCTATAAGTTGTACAGAGAGGATATGGATGAGGTTAAGTTCACTCTTGATGCTAAGGTAGGCAAGACTGTTATTGACCAAGCATTAGAAGGTGACTTCAAGTCTCAAGAGCTATACCTGCGTTCTCGTGCTGGTTGGTCCCCTAGTTCCCACGTACAGGAGCAAGAGGTTGGTACTGATGACGAAGAGAACGAAGGTGCAGTGAGTGCCTTGATGGCTGCTCTGGGTAAGGGTACTGACGAGGAGTAAGCGTAGAGTGTGATTGAGATACCCCGCTCTTTAAAGATCAGAAGTATCCCGCGTAGCGCGTCACGGCCAGATCGTAAAGGTCAAGTAGTGAGAGACTGGCAGCGGCAGTCAAACTTAAAAGGAACCCGATATGCTAACTGCTCAATCGCTACGAGAGATGCCTGACCTAGAGGTCCAAGAAGCTCTCGCTAAGATGTCTAAGAACCAGCTAGAGGCTCTACAGAAAGAGTACACCTTCTGGGCTAGACCTGAGCAGATAGAGCCAGAGGGTGAGCATAATGTGTGGTTCCTGAACTGTGGTCGTGGCTTCGGTAAGACTTGGACTGGCGCACAGTGGGTACGAGAGAAGGTAAAGGAAGGCCATAAGCGAATTGCTTGTGTAGCCTCTACGAACTCTGACATCGAACGAGTTATGGTTAAAGGCGAGAGTGGTTTCTTGGCTTTATGCTCTAAGTACGACAAGACCTACAAGAACAAAGAGATGGGTTTCCCTGAGTGGTCCCCTACTAAGCGTACCTTGACGTGGGCTAATGGCGCTAAGGTAGAGTTCTACTCAGCAGAAGAACCTGAGCGTCTCCGTGGCCCACAGTTCTCCGCTGCATGGTGTGATGAGCTTGCTGCTTGGAATAAAGACATCTCAACGTGGGATATGCTTCAGTTCTGCCTACGATTAGGTAAACACCCGAAGGTTTGTGTCACTACTACCCCAAAATCTACTAAATTGGTACGAAAACTACTAAAAGACCCTAAAACTTGCGTTACTGTGGGTTCCACTTTTGATAACGCCGCGAACTTAGCTGACACATACCTAACTGCGGTTAAAGAGCAGTACGAAGGTACTCGTCTAGGGCGACAAGAGCTTTACGCAGAGGTTCTTGAGGAAAACGAGGGTGCTTTGTGGACCCTTGAAGTTTTAGATGCTTGCCAGATAGATCGCAAGGACTTACCAGACCTCACACGTGTCGTTGTGTCGGTTGACCCTGCTGTTACCTCTAACGCTGAGTCTGACATGACGGGTATTGTGGTGGCTGGTGTTGATGTGAACGGCAAAGGTTATATTTTAGGTGACTACACGGACAAGCTAACACCTCAAGGTTGGGCGTCTAAAGCTATTGAACTCTACCACAAGTTTGAAGCTGACAGGATTGTTGCGGAAGTCAATCAGGGTGGTGATCTCGTTAAGCATACTATTCATGGCGAGGACGAAACGGTCCCACTCAAGATGGTCAGAGCTTCCAGAGGTAAGTACGCAAGGGCTGAACCTGTCTCTGCACTATACGAAAGAGGTCTGGTACACCACGTAAGTGACACTGATGACCCTGAAGCAAGCCTGAACGAACTTCAAGTTCAACTTACCACTTGGGAGCCGCTAGGTTCTATAGGTTCTCCTGACAGACTTGACGCCCTTGTATGGGCATTAACTGAACTTATGCTTAACGGGTATCAGAAGCCTCAACTCCAGTTGGTTTACAGTAACAGCAAGGGACTACGATGAAGATTTGTGCAGCTTGTCAGACTGAGAAACAGAAGTCGGATTTCTACAAAGACAAAAGAAAGTCTGATGGTTTGTACTCCTCCTGCAAGTCCTGCACTCAATCTAAAAGTAAGTCTTGGAAAGCAAGCAATCCCAACTATAGGTCTGAATACTACCTTAAGAACAAAAGCAAAGAGTTAAAAAAAGCTAAGGTTTGGGCTAAAGATAATTCAGGAGTTAGAAACTCTATCACAGCCAAACGCCGAGCCTCTAAACTCCAAGCTACACCTTCTTGGTTGTCCGAAAAAGACCAAACGCAAGTCAAACGTATATACACAACTTGTACAAACGTAACTGAACGCACAGGTAAGCCTCACCACGTAGATCACATTGTACCTTTGCAGGGTGAAAACATTTGTGGTCTTCACGTACCTTGGAACTTAGCTATTATCCCTGCTTCAATGAACCTATCTAAATCCAACAAATTCTAGGAACCTGAATCATGGCTAAGAGCCTAAGTAAAACAGAATCGACTCAAATCTTAGGTGTGGCTGGGCAGAATGTCCATAATGGCAACTTTCGCTCTGATGAGTTCTTACGTGAACTCAAAGGCCGCGAGGCTATTAAGAAGTTCCGAGAGATGCGTGAGAATGATAGCACAATCGGCGCAGTGATTTATGCAGTTGAGCAGATGCTTCGGGACGTAGAGATCAACGTCAAGCCTGCTGATGACAGTGAAGCTGCTAAGAAAGAGCAGGAGTTCGTAGAGAGCATCCTAGAGGACATGGAACACACTCTTGATGACCACATCGCAGAGGCACTTAGCTTTCTGTCGTATGGGTTCTCTTGGTTTGAAGTGGTGTATAAGCGTCGTGAGGGTCTCGGTCAGAACCCTAAGAAGAAGTCTAAGCACTCTGATGGACGCATGGGTGTCCGTAAGTTAGCTTGTCGTTCTCCTTGGACTATAGATCGCTTTGACGTAGAGCATAAAACTGGGGACATCCTTGGTATCTACCAAAGCACAGGTTATGGCGCAGGTAAGAACTACATTCCTAGCCGTAAGTCTGTTTACTACAGAACAACTACTATCAACGGTGATCCTTCAGGTAGGTCTATCCTACGCAACGCCTACACGAGCTATCAGTACCTTAACAATATGCAGTCTATTGAGGCTGTAGGTGTTGAGCGTGAGTTGGCTGGTATCCCAGTTGCTCGTGTTCCTGCTGAGTACCTCTCCCCTGATGCTACTGAAGGTCAAATTGCCTTCCGTAATGAATTGCAGTCTATCCTACGTGATGTCAAGTTCAATGACCAAGGTTATATCATTCTCCCTAGTGATACCTACCCAGATAAGGATGGTGCGCCTACAGGAGAGCGTTTGGTTGACGTAGAGCTTATGTCATCTAGCGGCACTCGTAACATCGACATAGACCCTATCATCCGTCGCTACCAGCACGACATAGCCCGTAGTGTACTCTCTGAGTTCCTTATGCTAGGTGGGGGTTCTAATGGCTCCTACGCGCTCTCTAAGAGCAAGACAGACTTATTCCTACGTGCCCTAGAGAGCTATATCACTCAGGTGGTAGACACGCTTAATAAGCAACTCATAGAACCTCTGTGGGAACTCAATAATCTTAACCCCGATCTGATGCCTAAGCTAGTCGCTGGTGACGTTGCTCCCCATGACCTAAAAGAGCTAGGTGCGTACCTTCGTAATCTCAATGGCGCTAACATTAACTTAGCTGACCAGCCTGAGATCGTTGATGCTCTCCTTCATAATGCTGAACTTCCTGAACTGGATCGCGAGAAGTACGAGGAGTCACTTCAGGTGGCTCGTCAGGCTGCTTTAGCTCCAGTTCAAGAGGAACCAGAGGAAGAAGAAAACCCCGACGAAGATAAATCTAAAGATCAGGAGTGACTAGATGTCATCTATTAACATTCTAAGAGCTAAGTTCGGGGACAGCGCAAGACTGCTGCTTCCTTTTGCACCTACTTCAGAGGTTCTAGATAACCACTTAGGTTACGCAGACTACAACGATACGAGTTCCGCTGCATCCCCTGTAGCCTTAGTTGCTGAGACTTGGACTAACCTGCCTAACGACGGTCTAGGTTCCTTCTCTCAGAACCAACTGCCTAACGGCAGCTCTACTATCCTAGATGCTAGTGGTGCTATCAACTGCTCTGCTCTACCTTTGCACTCAGACCTTCTTATTCGCTTAGACTACACTGTAACACCAAACGTGAACAACGCAGCCTTGAGCTTCCGTTACCAACTAGGTTCAGGTGCGGGGACTTACTTCTTGGAACGTGCTGTAGGTCGTCTGGACGAGGGTGCAGGTCTACCTTACCGCCAGTCACTTCTTACGGACTATATCTACCTTGGTGATACAAACACCAGAAATAACCCTATCTACCCACAGGTCAAACTGTCTTCGGGTGGCTCTGTGGTTAACGCGGGTATGGCAATTAAAGTTTACAACAAGGGTTCCAACTGATGACTATTAGAATTATTCGTAACGAAGCTGGTAACTGTGTTAACTTCCAAGGTGCAGACACTCCTGTTTACTGGAACTCTTGTCTTACGGCTTTTGCTCACGACACAAACCCTGACAACATCAACATCAGAAACAACATCAAGAGTGACGGTGCGGAGGCTTTTGAGTTCTTCAACGAACCCTTCACTAGCTTCGTAGACGCTAACGGTGATGCTTTCGCTGACGTAGACGCTTGCTTGTCTTATATCAATACAGCAGCTAACGCAGCAGGCGCTAACAGCCTCAACGCTAACTACAGTGGTATCTGGGATACTGTCACTGACATCACAACAGATACGTCCTCTTATAGCAATGGCGATTGGTTCTACGTTGGTGTAGCTGCTACTGTCACCTTCGATAGTGTAGACTATGACCTCAACGTAAACGATATTGTTAAGTTCAACGCGACATCCTCTCAGTGGGAAGTCATCCGTAACGCTAATGTTTCTATTGGTGAGATCGAAGGTTCTGCCCTCGACCAGTACGACATCCATGTTGACCCTTCCTTCACAGGCTCCGTGCGTACAGGCTCTTCCCTTCAGCCATACACTGATCTCGCAGTAGCTATTGCTAACTCAAACGCAAACGACTCGATCCTTATCAAAGGTGAAGTAATTGTCCCGAACAGTTCTTCTGATGCTTTTGTTCTACCTCACAGTCTTGAGTTCTACGGTAACTCTAAGGCTGTTGTTCGCTTTGCCTCCTACGATGCAACTAACGGTGACTTGTTTCACTTCACAGGCACGGACAACACCCAGAAGTTCCTCTTCGAAGGTCTGACCATTAAGTACGCTGGTGGCTACGGTATCTTCACTTCTAAGACCGCTCGTACTGAAGTTCGTGACAGCACACTAGAAAACAATGGTTGGTCTGGTAACGGTCTGAACACTGTGCTTCCTTCGTCTATGACAGGTGTACTGGGTTACGACTCTGCTGCTGTAGACCTTCAGGCTTTCTACGCTGGCTCTGAGGCTTCTAACGGTGGCGCTATGCGTATCCAAGAAGCTACAATGGTTATGATCGGTAATAACCTCGTACAGAAGAACCTTCGTGGTATCCGTGTACAAGACTGTGGCATTGGCGGCGCTGGCTTCATCACTCGTAACCAAGCACACCAGAACATCGAGTCTGGTATCTACGTTGCTGCTGGTGCTTTGGGTGGTTGTCACAATGTTGTCGCAGCTATTAACTCTTCGGCATACAACGCGAACAACGGTCTGCTGGTTATCGGTGGTATCAACAACAAGTTCTCTCAGATCGAAGTAAACGGCAACTGGAACGCAGGTGTCTGTGGTTGGGGTTCTTCTAACCTTACAGTCCGTGACTGTGGCTTGTACGACAACAACCGTAGCACGTACAACGGTATCGGTAACACTGGTGATGCTAAGGCGTCCATCCAGATCAACGATGCGTATAACCTGCTGGGCACACAGATTACATACAACCCAGACTTCCGCTTTATCGCTGAGATTCTGGATACTCAGGTTCACTACACTGGTCTCGGTTCCAATACTGACAGAATCGGCTTCCTGATTACGTCTGCTGTTGGTGCTATCGCTGATAACGACAAGAACATCATCAAGGTAGATGACGTAGGTTTTATCGGTCAAGACTATGCGATTGACTTCTCTGAGGTTGACCTGACTAACCTGCGTGTATCTCTGGGTGACAACTCCTACCAGACTATCGGTCAGAAAGCTGTTAAGGCACCTCTCGCGGGTAACTACAGTGAACTCCCATTCTCTAACCACGTCATGTCTGTTCCTGAAGTTGACATCGTTGTTGATACTCTCAAACAGACTATTGCTCTGCATGAAGGTGTCGGCGGTAACGTCATCAACGTCTACAACATGAATGAGCTACAGTCGGTACTGGCTGGAACTAAGGTAGACATCATTCAACGTGCTTCTGATAAGATTCAGTTGCGTGGTCTTACTTTGGGCAACGTGTACATCAACGGTGTTGTTGCAGGTACTAACTTGGCGACCATGAACGACAGCATGAACGGTGCTTTCAACATGGACCTCGTGCAATACAAAGACTTCATTGAGACAGAAGTTGGTGTTGAAGGTTCTGACGACAATGCAACTTTCTACTACATTGAATCTCCTGATGGTGTATTCCACTATCCGTTGTTCAAGACAGCAGCAGAAGCTAACCAAGTCGATACTGACCTAACTGGTGCAGGTGAAAGCCATACGCACACTTACGCAGACGACACGACAGGCACCACTTGGTACATGCCAAACGTAAGCAACCATATGAACGCTTCGTCTGCACCTGTCAACGGTTTGTACACTGCGCCTAATGGTGAGTCTGTTTCGAACGTCATCTGGAACATCCAGCCAACAGATGATGACGCTAACTACCTGCCAACTTTCACTAACATTACTTATAATGTGCAAGAAGGTAGCGCGATCAACATCCAGTATAAACCTGCTGGTATGACTGACACGTTTAACCTCACAGGTGTTCCTGCTGGCTACGCTGACAATGGTTCTTCGATTGTTGCTACTGCTGAAGACATCACAAACGGCTATGGTCAATCTGTCCAGCATGTTATCAATGTCACAAAGGCTAACGCTTTTGGTTCGGTTCAAGGCACGATCACTATCAACGTGTTGGCTGACTTAGCAGGTAATGAGTTTACTATTGTAGACCAAGCTGGAGCCATCAAGTTCACTCAAGACGGTGGAGCTACTGTGTTGGACTTTAACACGGTAACATTCAATGCAGGTAGCACCTACAAGTTCTATGTGGACGGTGCGACAATGCAGACCAATGATGTGTTTGACATTGTAGATGCCAACGGCAATGCAGTCACAGGAAACGATGGACTGTCTATGTTGGGTGGTTCAGGTGCAGGATATGCTGGAACATACTTCCAGTACGTTATTCCTTCTGATGTAGAACCAAGTAAATTCCTGACCTTCACAGACGGCGCAACAAGCACCGCATACGCTAACGTACCGTTGACCCTTGCTGGTTCAAGCTACACGGAAACTGTTACTGGGGTTACTCTAGAAGGTCCATCGGCTAACCAGACAGGTACTAACATCTTTGATGCTGCTGGTCAGCACGGTTGGTTGTCAATCGACGAGCCACTTGGAGCAGGGCAACGACTGGTATTGTCAGGCGCATTCCTCGCTGATCTTGCTGATGCAATGGGCGATCAAAACCTGCTTATGATCGGCCTAAAAGACGGAGCTTGGGCAAACACCATAGGTAACGCTGTTCCTACTGGCTTTGAAGGTGGCATGATGCTCACCATTTATAGAATTAGCGCCACTAACTTCCAGATGTATGGATACAATATCGCTACTAGTACCATGACAACGAAGGTGATCGGCACTCATCTTTATAACTCTTCGCAGTTCCTTAACTACAATGCCTTCCTAGAAGTCACATCTTCTGGCAACAACATCAGAGTTGGACATGCACTAACAAGCGATCATAATGCAAATACAGAAACTTATGCAGACTGGGCTTCCACCGCTAAGGTAGCATCAGGTGATCAAGGTTTCGGGATTACTGAACTTGATGTTATGATAAAAGGTCTTCCTCTGTCAGTTGACGCTGGTACGACAGATGCAGATGACATTGATTGGACTGCTCTTTCTGAAATAGCTGTTCCTGTTCCCCCAACATCAAATGCAACAAGTTGGACTAAAGCTGTCGATTTTGATGGAAGCAATGACTACCTTAAAACGGTAAGTGATAACTTCTCTCGCATACCGATGATGCTTCCAATTGATAGGCAAATTAATGCAGATTCAATTTTAACAGAAGGTTATACATCTTCAAATGGTCAGGCACGGACTTGGGCATCAACAGTTACTTTTAAGTGGGGTGGCGGTTCATCTGACCAATACATTTGGAGTATGGGCGGTAGTCAAAGTCAAGATATTCACTTGTACGTAAATAGTGGAGGTGACATTTACTTTGCTTGGGGTGCAGGTTCTCCTAACGCAGCTGAAAAACTAATTGGACAGGTGTCAATAGGTGAATGGGTAAGTGTTTATGTAGGTTGTGCAGGTATTAGACCTTTCCCAAATACAGATGCAAACCAGACTAATCTGAACAAAAACTTTGACTTCAGAGTGGCAAATGCCAACTTTATTGCGAATGATTTAGATGCAAGTCAGTTGATAACACCTCCAGCGAC